GCAGCGCTTAATATTAACAGAGCGGCCAGGACTACGGCTGTTAAACCAGCTGGGACAACTTCTTTGGTACTTGGTACTAGTAGCGGGATTCACGCTTGGCATAATGATTATTATATTCGCCGTATGCGATTAGGTAAGAATGAAGCAATCTATTCGTATCTTGCTATACACAATCCTGAATTGCTTGAAGATGAATATTTTAATCCAACATCGCAAGCAGTAATTTCTGTTCCTCAGAAAGCACCAGATGGAGCTATAACTCGTTATGAGTCAACTTTGGATTTGCTTGAAAGAGTTAAATTGATTTCTAAAGATTGGGTTAAACAAGGTCATTCAAAAGGTAACAATACACATAATGTTTCATGTACAGTCTCTGTTCGTGATGATGAATGGAAAATTATTGGAGAATGGATGTGGGCAAATAAAGAATATTATAATGGATTATCAGTATTGCCTTATCATGGTGGAACATATAAACAAACACCATTTGAGGATTGTACAAAAGAAGTTTACGAACAAATGATGACTACATTAAAGAATGTTGATTTATCAAAAGTTGTAGAGATTCAAGATAATACTAACTTTGTAGATGCTGCTGCTTGTGGTGGTGGTAATTGTGAAATAACTTAATATTTATATATGAAAGAACAAGCATTAATTGAAATGAAAAACAAAGTTGAAGCTCTTGTTAGAGTATTGCAACAAGTAATACAGGAGCAACAGCATTTAACTACATTAGCTGCAGGTACATTAGAAACAATAAAACTAATGCCTGATTATGATGAAGCTATTCAAAAATTAACAGAAAGAGCAAAGGAAAACCTTGCTGAAAAAGAAAAGTCCGATGACGGGCCTAAATTAGAAATTTAATTAAATAAAAAAAGGGAGGCTAATTACAGCTTCCCTTTTCCATTTTGGAACTATTAGGTATGGTGCCTATTTTATACTTGTTCCTAATCTTCGTAATCTTCTTTCTCTCTCGATTCTTTCTTTCCTTTTGTTTCTTCTTTTTAGCGCTTCTTCTTTTCTTACTTTCATGCGCTCCTCTAAAGGTAATTGCCTTATAGAATCTCTTTTTCTTTGTCTTGTTTCAGCGGATTTTTTAATTCCCTCTTCTTTTCTTAAAGCTTTTCCGGCTTCTTTTATTTTAGCATCGGCTTCATTTTCTTTTATTCCAACACTAAATGGGCTCCATCCTAATCCAATCATTATTCTTTGCCATGCTTCATTTTGTGAATTCATTGCTTGAGATACATTCTCAACTTTATTAACGAAACGTCCCATTGGTATATTTGTAGTAGCTTCTACAACTTGTCCCGTAATTGAATACATTGGACCTAAATGAACTCTACCATCTTGCATTACTCCCCAACCTCTTTCTTTAATAAGGTCTTTGTCATATTTAGTTTGGTTTAATCCTCTGTATAGTTTATTAAGTTTAGACCCAATAGGAGGAGAAATATTAGTTCCTTCTAAAACAACTTTGGCATAGTCGGATTGTTTTTTTTCTTTTTCCTCAATGTATTTTAGGATCATGTTTTTAGTTGTAGCTGTTATACCCCCAAGAAACCCTGTTCCTCTTAATATTGTATCCAATACATCATCAGCTAGACCAATTAACTTTTGTTCTTTTGTCTTTACTGCTTTTTGTTTTTCTTTGTCTTCATCCTCACCGCCATCATCTCCACTGAAAGCTACAGCAAATAATCCTTGTTGTAATACAGAGAACATAATATTCTGGACAGCAATATAATAAGCTATTTTAGATATGTTTGTTTTAACATCACCTCGACCGTTTTTAAGATCTAACACAGCTTTCTTAACAATACGTGATTGCTGCATTGCTGTATTTTGGAATGTCAATAATAATCTACCAGCTGCACTTGCTTGTTGTTTTGATATATCTCTAGGATCTCCTGACTGTTGTGTCTCATCAGCAACTTTAGAGAAATCATTCCATGCTTTACGTTCTGCTTCCTCCTCCGATAATCCTTCTTTTAAGTAAGAATCAATTCTATTTCTATAGAAAGGAGCTCCCCCTGATGCAATAGCAAAACTATCCGCTAATTGAGTTGGAGTATATCCAATTTTTAATAAGTAAGATAATACAGCACCAACTTTATTTTTACTGGTAGCAGCAGAATTAGCAATCTCAGCGGCAGCAACATCTTCTTTTAAACCGCCACGTCTTTCCTTCATTTTATCTGAATTCCAAATTTTAGCGAAGTCTTTCCAATATTGTGGCTGATTAGCAAATGCTTTTGCCGCAGCGTATGGATTGTTATCTCTAAAGTTTAAGAAGTTAACTGCTCCAATTAACTGTAATGCAGCAGATCTAGTATTCAAGAACATGATTGCTCCTGTAGATCCATTTACCCAGTTACTCCATCTTGTTGTTTCCTTATCTTTACCAAAGCTTTTGTTTTTACCCGAAATCATTCTATAGATTACATCTTCCAATGCCTCTCTAACATTTGTTCCGTAAACAGCTTCAATCTTATTCATATTAGGATCGTCTAATCTTCCATCCTTAAATTTACCAAATAATGCTTCAACATTTTCAATAAATTCGCCTAAGAATTTCTTTCTACCATCTCCTTCTGTTAAGTTATGTAAATCTGATATAATTGTGCTGGCGTCCCAATATTCTGTAGGATTAACCCAACCAACACCTTGTCTACCCATTATAGTAAGACCTTCTTTGAAAGCTTTTAATTCTGGATCTTCATTAACAAGAGCCGTTAATTTTCTTTCATCTCTTTCTGATAATCCAGGAATATCTTTGCCTCCTTCATTCCACATGGCAACTCTAATAGCTTGGTCATATGTAAAGTCTTTATCAGGAGTTAAGCTTTCAAGTTTTTTATTAATATCAGGGAAAGCATTTAAAAGTTTTTTGTATTCTCTTTTAATAGCTTGTCTAGCTGCATCCATTAATATATTACCCTCTGTATATGGCACTAACAAAGCATCTTCAAAGAATTTCTTTTGCTCTTCTCCTTTTTTACCTTTACCTATAAAGTTATATAAAAGTAATTCGAAGTCTGCTGCTGATGGTGGGACATATAAATCAAGTCTATTCTTTTTTGATCCTCTTCTTCTAGCAACAATATCAGAAAATACTTTATAGTTTTCCATGCCACTAACATCTTGAATTATATCATTAAATGCAGCTGATAATTGCTCTTTAGGCATTTTAGCGGACTCTTTTATATTAAGTCTGTCAACTATTTTTCTTATATCTTCAAACTCCTTTTTAGCTTGTTCTGAGTTTAATCCTGATTTTGATAGTTTTACTAGGGCATCGAAATATTCTCTTGATCCATACTCAGCTTCAACATTATATAAAGTTGCTCCTTTATCTAAATATTCTTGTATTTTTAATATAACATCTGTAGCAAACATTCTATTTTCGTTGGCAATAGGTTGTTTTGGCATTAATTCTTCCACATCCTTAGGAATAAGGTTTACCACCCCTTTATCTAAAAACTCTCTGAATTCTTTTTCATTTATTTTCCCATCATAAAATTCAATAGTTTTATCAACTATTTGCTGAACTGTATGATTGTGTTCTAATTGAGTTTTAGTTCCTCTTGCTAAATTTATTACAGCCATTCCAGCTTTTGACAACTTTCTTACTAAGCCTCTTTGATCTTGCCTTAAAAGCTCTATATAAGATTCAAAATCATATTTGTTGTATTTTTTATTGTTTTTAAATTTCTTTATATCATCTATAAATTGTTCAGTAGCTTGTAATGATTGTTCATTTATTGTTTTAACATTCTTTACCCAATTTCTCTTTATTTCATCTATGTCTTGGAATAAAGGAACTTTCTCGTTACCAAAGAATATTGATTTACCCTTTTTAACATCACCTAATCTATAAGCAGTATTACTTATTAATTCACCTTCAAATTTAGAACGTGCTTTAATAGCTTTTAAAACAATTTCTTCAAACAACCCTTTATTTGTAGTATATTCTTTTAATTCACCACCTAGAAAAGAAGCTAATGTTCTTAATGATCTTCCACTAGAAGCAAGCCAATTATTAATAACTTTAACCTCATCTTCTATTGTTTCTGCCTCTAATAAATTATCATCTAATAATTCTAAAGAAACCTCAACTCCTCTAATAAGTTTTTCTGATTGTTTAATATTACCTCTTTCGGCTTGTCTGGCTATTTCATTTGCAAAATTTTCTTTTATTTCAGCTCCAAGCCTTTCTTGATTGGCGATTAGTACATCGGATATGACTCCTCCTTCAGCAAGATCTTTATTTACTATGTCAAAAGCAGTTTCCTCGGCAACAGCTTTCCCTAATGATTCTTTTCTACCTCTAATAGGATTTCCGTCAGGACCAACAACTTGGCTTAAATAAACAGCATCAGATATATTATTAAATACATTTGGTAATCTTCTAACTAATTCCGCTCCAGAAGTTCTTCCTGCATTATCTGTTGAAACAGTTTCTCTATCTATTTTTTTATCAACCCAATCAGGATAATTTACCCATTTACCATCTATACTTTTTTGAATTGCCTGGGGTATACCACCTTGCCCATTAGCTCCCATCAGCCATGTAGTAGTCATATTCTCTAAAACATAACGCTTATTTTTTAAAAGCCATTTAACAAGTTCCCCATCTTTCTTACCCCCCATTGCTTTTTTAACATCAATATCCAATTGTTTACCAACCGCGTCCCTGATTTCTGCAATTAATGGAGTAACAGTACGATTTAATGAAATAGGTTCGTCAATACGAGACTTTAAGGTGCGTAGTTGCACTACAATCTTATCTTGCATTGTTTTTATCACCTCTGGCTCAAAAACTTTTGATTCTAATGCGTTTTTATATTTTGGTTTTTCTTTTGCCTCAGAAACAGTTTCTTCAGCCATTAAACCTTTCTCTTCTGTAACGTCTTTTTTAAAGTCCCCTTCTAATATTCTTCTTGAAGTAGCAATTGCCCTTACAGGTAAATACTTATTAATATAAGCAGCCAAAGGAACACCTGAGTCTGGATTATATTTTTGAATTAAATCTAAAATACCACCAACTCCAGTTTCAATCTCATCAGTTAATAACTCACGATCAAATCCAGGAGCGTCCCTTCTTTTATCAACAATACGTTTTGTTATTGGTTTAAATAACTTTATAATATCGTTTGCTCCAGCTAATCCTTTCTCATTGTATATGTCTTGCACTTTGCTAGATGGTAAAGATCCTTTCTCTTCTCTTATTATTTTTTTAACTTCTTCCTCATCTGCACTCTCTACTTCTTTAATCTTTTCTTCTTTTATAGGTGCTTTTTCAGCTAATTTTTCAGCCGCTTTTATTTTAATTTGAATATTAGCTTTTTTAGAAGTATATTCCTCATCACTCATATCGCCAAATCCTTCGTCATATTCCTCCTCAAGATCTTTTAATTCTTGTTTGAATTGATCAACTTTTGATATAGCTTGACTTTCTTTAATATCTTGTGTAACTTCACCCGGCAAAGCTGGTTTAACGCCAGAAACTTTACCTTCCTTGGCCAACCCTTTAAATGCCTTGTTAAATTCACCAGACTCAAAACTTTTATTGTAATCTCTTACAAAATTAAATACATCTTTACCGGTTTCAAAACTAATTTTTTTGATACCAAATTTTTGAAATATTTTTCTTATAATATCGCCTAATTTTGTAAAAAAGTTTTCGTTATATTTAATGTCGCCACTTGTTAATGCTTCTGACAATAACGGTAATGTTTCTTCTAAATATTTTCCTTCCGCTTTTGTTAATATTTCGTCATATTTACTTTTATAGTCATTATAACTTTCCTCACTTATTTGTCCTTTTGAAAAATATTTTTCAAGGTCTTTTGTTTTTGACTCAACCTGAGATTTTGTTACTCCAAATTGCTCTTTATACTTATCGTATCTTTCCTTAAATTCTGTATTATTTAATACATCTGCACCTAAATAACCTTCAATATGATTATATAAATCAGTACCAATCTTTTTTTGTAATTCTTTATTATTTGATACAGCTCTATAAATAAGTTTGTGTAGAAATTCATGTTGCCCTGTGGTTACAACTAAATCTTTATTATTAGCTTCTTTATTTATAATTAATGCTTCTTTGCCGTTTTTTAAAGGCACAAAAAGCCCGTATTGATTTGAAAGACGTTTCTTTTCAGCTTCATCAAGTTCTGTGTTTTCAGATAAATAGGTAAATACATCCGCCGATGTATTCAAATCCTGAAAATCAATTTCTTCTTGCAACCCTAATTTTTCTATAGCAGTACGGGTTCTTTTTATATCAGTATCAATATCTTTTGATACTTCAGTTGGGATATTAAGTTTTTCTCCTAAAGAAATTGCTGATAATTCGGCACTTATATCTTTAAGCCTTGCTGTTTCAGGAGCTACTAAATCTTTATCTTTACCATCAATTTCTTTTTCAATATTTGCTTTTTCAAGCATTAAATCTAAAGATTGTTTTTTAGCACTTTCTGAAAATGCTGAAGGTATTTTAGCACCAGCACTTCTTATTGTACCTAATGTTTCTAATTCAGATTGTTTTTGTTCCTCTGTAATATCACCAACTTTAAATCTTTCGTTGATATTATCACCAGCGGCTTTAAAAAATTTATCTACCTGTACTAAGTTATCAATGTTTTTACTTGATAAATCAAATGATGTTGCTACCTTTGTAGCCGCAGCTTTTAGCTCAATAGCAGATTGTGTTTTAACAGCCCCAACAAAAGGGAATACAAAGCCAACTAATCCACCTTGGATACCAGCCTCATTAATATCTCTTAAGTTTAAATATTTTTTTGCATCACCTTGCAATTGTAATCCCATACTAACTTGGTCAATTGCTTGCTGAGTACTTTCTGTTAAATACTCACCTAATGCAGAACTTGTTATAGCTTTAGCGTTTGATATTGCGCTTTTACCAAAGTTCTTAATTTCGCCTCTAAATAAAGATCCTAACACTGTTTTAGCATCATTACCCATACCTAAAGCTTTACCTGTATTTTTTAATACATTTAATTCACCTGCAAATTCAGTTGCAGCAGATAACGCAGACCACGCAGCAGCTTCTCCCCTATCTGCATATTTACCATCCCCAATAGCTTTTGCAATTTCTTCTTTATTAGGTTCTCTTCCCAAATCTTCTTTAAGACCGGTTTCAATTGCATTGTAATATTGTGGGCCGTAAGTTTGAGTAAACATATTTGCTACGGATAGTCCCGTAATTACAGGATTTCCAGTAGCAACACCAACAGCAGTTAATCCAATGTTTGGAGTTTGTTCTCCTACTAATTGGAATATATCATTTAATTGTATACCGTCTTTTAAATCAGCTTGATTAAATAGACCTATATATTTTTTACTTTCCTCAATAGATTTTACTCTATCACCAATTAAAGCGTTTGTTTTATCTAAATATTTTTTTAATCTGTCTTTAGCCTCACCATAAGTTTTTGGGGTATCTTGTTCTTTAGGATCATATACACCAAAATTACTTCTTTCCCACTCATAAGCAAAAGATTTATCTAATGGGGTATTATTAGGTTTATCTTTAATATCAGAATAAGTATTGCCTAAATCCTTAATACTATTATGACTAGCAGAAATTAAAGATTGTTTAATAGATTGCCCTACATTCTGAACACCTTTACCTGCTCCTTCAACTAATTCTGTTGCTAACTCAAGGCCAGTGCCTAATGCTTTACCAACAGCACCTTGTTCTTTTGCAGCAGCTGCTACATTCTTTGTAATATCCATTGCAGACAAGAAGGTATCTTTGCTTCTCCCAAATGACTTTGTTAAATCTTGTTTAGCTCCATTTTCAATTTCAGAGAATTGGTTATTTAAACTTTGGAAACCTTGGGAATTAATTAAAAAATCCGTGGTGGTTTTAGCAGCATAGTCTTGTAATTCTTTTGTTGCTTTTTCTACTTCTGCAGGATTATCTAATTTATATTTTTTTTGTATCTCAGTAGCTTTTTGTTTAATTAACGGAGCAGCCTTTGCTTTAGCAAAATTCTGTTCAAATTCAAAAGCACTATCTTGAGATGCTAATTTTTTTACGTTTAGAGCAATAGCTTGATCAAGTTGCTCTTGTGTTTTAAAATCCTTAGGATTTATATCACTTTTTACATAATCGATGGCCTCCTGTTTAGGCTTAACCTCGTATTCGTTTGTTTCCTGATTATATTTTTTTTCTGTATAATTAGTTTTAGGTAGTAATTTAGAAACGAATAAAGCACGATCTTCCGGCTTGTAATCCCCAAGGAATTCAAACTTGCCGGTAGCATTCATTGCATCTTTAGAATCTTGATTAAATGTTTGCTGTTGTACTTTAATAGGAGTCTGTTCGAAGTAAGTTAACTTTCCATTATTGTCTTCCTCACTATCAGGGAATAAACTTTTAGCAAGACCAACAGCGTCATCCCATAATGATGGTTGCTCTACCGGTTTTGCTTTAGGTTTTGGTTTGACTGTGCTTACTGCTGTAGGAACGTTAGCCGCTCCCAATGGATTTTCTGGTATTTTACCAAACCCATTTATAGGTTGTTGATTTTGAGATACAACAGCCTTTTGTTTATTTGTAGGTTTTTTCTTTGGCTTACCAGGATCTTCTTCTTGATCGGTCTCTTCTACTGGAACTAGATTATTTCTTCCTATTACGTCTTCAAAAGTAGTATCTTGATCTTGAGCAAATTGGTTAATTTCTTCTTCGTCAAAATAATCACCTGAATCATTAATATATTTTGCCATAAACTTATTTAATTATTATTTTAATACTGGAAGAGTTGATCCTATGTATGTTGCTAATTCTCTTGGACTTGTTATGTTTTCAGTTCCATATTTTTCAATGCCTAGTTTATCTCTAAGTCCCCATTTGCCATCAACTATACTAAGGGTATATCCCCCAGCCGTTACGCCTCCTTTTTTTGTTTCAATCAAGGTATTAATTCTGTCATTAAAAGCTTTTTGTTTTAATTCAGCAGCAGGCACTTTTGCAGTTTTACCAGCCCCTGCTTTTACAGGTTTTTCTGGTTTTGGATTTGGTACAAAATACATCTCGCCAACTGGCTGCTCTGACCTTAATGTTTGAGCAAAGGCAGCTCTATTATTGTGGCGTATAGCATTTAATGTTTCTTCATCTGAAGTTAAAATTGCTTTATTGTAAGGGAATGCTTTATCATAACCTGGGATTGGAACAAATTTAGCAAAATCTTCTAATTTATTGTAACTTTCAAAATTAGGATTTTTTTCTTTATCAACAATAGGTAAAACATAATTATTATACTTTGTAGCAATTTCATTTGTTACGGTAGCACTAGCATCCGCGACTGCATCAAGTTGGGTTCCGACTGCATTAAGTATTTTGCTTCTGTCTACTTTTAATGTTTTTTGTTTCCAAACCCCCTCTTGTGTTTTTCTTATTGTAATTTCTTGTCCTGGCTCATCTGTTAAATAATCAGCAGATACTTTCCCTGTAGGTTCATTTTTGTTGTATTCAAAAATACCAATACCATCATCACCAATTTTAAAAGCATTTGATACTTTTTTATTATCGCTAGAATAACTTTTTTTATAAACCATTCCGCTTGCTCCACCATTATCTAAAGCGGTTTTTAATTCTTTACCACTTATAAATTTTTCAGGATATTCTACCCCATCAGCACCTTTATATGCAGATAATATATAACCATGATTGGTATAATCATAAGTTCCATTTTCATCCTTATAAAATCCAGGTTGAATTTGATTGCCATCTCTGCTTTTTAAGGCATTCAAGGTTCTAACCATGTCCGGATCACACCCTGCTAAATCCGGTGACCCTTCACCCACCATTTTCATAGATTTATCCCAAGTTTGAATAAGTCCAACTGTATCTGCAGCAGAACTAGAAAAATTATCAACACTCGCTATAATTTGTGCAGACTTTCTTTTTTCCTCAGGGGTTGCCAATCCAGCTGCTACTTTGTTATTTATTGTTTTCCATTCTTTTATAGCGTCTTGATAACAGTCATAGTTTAATCCTACTTTTTCCTTACCTATACCTTTCTCTAAAAGAATTTGTAATTTAGATCCGTCTTCTTCTGTCTTATCAAGAATTGCTTTATTTTTCTTTTCATTTAATCTATGACGTTCGGCTATTTTTTCAGAAACACTTGAGACTGTTCTTGTAATAGTTTCAAACATATTTTGGTATGCCTGCCCTTCCTGTTTTAATGCATCAACGCCTGCGTACTGATCTGGATTTGAATATGCTCCCATTTATTACTAGTTTGAATTTAATGTATTTCCTAATGTTCCTAATGCACCTGCTACAGATCCAAAAGCTCCTGTTATTGCACTTGTTGCATTAGCTCTTGATTGAGCTTCTCTATTACCAGCAGCACCCATAAGCCCGGCAATTCTGTCAATTTTTTGTTGCTCTCTTTCTTCTCTTGCATTGAATTGGAATTGTGCTCCTGCCGCTTCAGCTCCTTGAACTCTTTGAGCTTCACTTAATTGAGCTGCTTGTGTTCTTTGTGCTTCCGCTAATTTAATTCTTTCAAGATCTTGTCGTCCTTGAGCTCTTAATTGATCATTTTTAGCCTCTTGTTGTTCTATATTAGCAGAAATCCCTTGTTTTGCTTTTAAGGCAGCATTGGCTAAAGCAGTTGCTCCACCGGCACTTGCTCCGGTTTCTCTCAATGTATCCAATGTATTTGCTAATGAAATATCAATTTGTTCCGCTTCAAATTTAGAAGCCTGAGTAGCTACCCCTAAATTAGCAAAAGCATTTGTAACTAAAGAAGAACTGTCTTTTATAAGAGAACTCATATCTTTAGTAGTGGCCCACGGATTTATAATAGCCTGACGACTATTCTCTAGTCTATTTAATTCAGCTCCTAATCTTGCTTTTTCTTCAGCGGCTGCTCTAGCTTGAGAATTAGCTGAACTAGAACCAAAAATTCCGCCAACTATACTGACTGCAGCGCCTCCTATTGCTACGTATGACATATATTATTCTTTTAATTTTTTAAACTCTTCATACTCTAAATAGTTTTTAGCTATCCAGGTATTTTCTATTTTTTCTAAATCTTGATTATTATCTGGGTTTGGATATATATTAACAAATATTGAATCTTCATGAGCATATACCGCTTTCTTTTCTCCAGGTTTTGCTTTAACATAACAAGGGGCAATATATTCGGCACTCCCGGATTGTGTTGTCACCGTAAGTTTACCTTGAAGCAACATCCACAAATGTTCGTGCTTTTGTAGTTTGCCAATTGCAAAATGATCTTTAGGCATAGACATTTCTCTAATGTATAAACCATCAACAAAGGAGTGTTTTAGAGGAAACATTTCTGAATCTCCTACAACTAATCCTAATTCTTCGGAATGATTCATTAAAGCAGCCTCTAATGACTCTATTTGAGCTCTAACCTTTAATTCCTTCTTGGTTAATTTTGTCATTTAATTAAATTTAATATGATGATTCTACATATTCTAAAGATACTGCAAATAATTCTGCTTTTGCTGGTGTTGTTGGTTCAACTGGTGGATTAGTAAATGATAATCTTGCTGTAGCATAAAATCCTTTAACACCGGACATTGAATTACCATAGATTACATTTCCATAACCAGGATTAGAACTATTTATAATATTAGCAAAAAACTTATCTTCTTTTCGTTTAAAGTTATTTAAAAACAATTGATTTTCTAAATCTGCTAATGTAAGCACTTCAACATTATTACTAATTGGTAAAGCTGTATCTGTATTTGTATATAAACTTTCTAAATTCCAACCTGAACTTCCTTCATAATTTATAGTACTAAAGTTCTTAATTAAAGAAACATTTGAATTTAATACTACTGTAGCATTCGAATTATATTGAACTCCGTAAAATTTAGAATATGGTGTATTATCTAATATTGGATCCGCATAATGTCTCCATATATTTCCGCCTTCAAATGTATAATAGTTATTTAATAAACTACCGCCAAGTTCTGGTTTAAATGAAAATAAACTAGTCCATCCACTAACATCCTCATCAAATGTTAATGTTTTAAAGTTTGCCGAGTTAGCTGGTTGCATAGATAACACATATTGTTTGTTATGCATATCCCACATTCCCACTATTCTACCATTATTGCCAACAGCTGATAAATTATCTCTAAAGAAATCAATCATGCCATAAGCTGATATTTCTGTTATACCATCTTGAGATAATCTTAAAACAACATTTTGTGTTCTATCTGTAAAGTATTTTCTATAACCATAAACAGCAAAACTTTCAGGGTTATTAGATATACCATAATTACCAGCATAAGATTGTATTTGTCCAATTACTTGAGCACCAGAGGTGGTCATTGGTTGGCCTTCTGCTGAATAAATTGCATCTTTATCAATCAATGCCCTACTAACTTTTTTCTCTTGGAAAATAATTAAGTTAGTATCTTCTGCATATAATTTTTGTATTGTACCTTGTGATGGTTCTACAGCTCTTGTAATATCTTCAGCAACAGAAAATTGATTTGTATTATTAACACCTGTTCTAGAATTAAATATACCTGAATATATCATAGAACTTGCTAAGTGTTGTTGTGATAAAGTATTTTCAACAATGTAAGCTTTCACCCCTAAATCAATGTCTGTATTGTCATATCCTCCACGTATTCTTGATTCCTCAATATACCAATCTGTTGGTCCGTCTTCATAAGCAACTGGTATATGATTAAAATCTGTAATAGGCCCAAAAATTATATCTTTAGGTGCCATTATTGTAACATATTCACTAAGTATTATAGTAGTGCCATCAGTATATACAACGGTCGGATTTTGTGTATCCAATTTACCCTCCCAGTCAAGTGTTTGTCCAACGCTAACTGAAAGGTTTATAGGATCTAAAATTATTACATTTGAATCTATAACATCATCTGTTATACTCCCAACTGTATTTGAAACATTTACAATGCTATCTAACTTCTTTAACCAGAAAGAATTGAAATATTTTAATTCTAATGTTGCTGCCATAATTAATAATCACTTATTTTTTAATATTTTTAACCTTTATACAGGTAATGTAGTAACCGCTACTGGAAAGAATTCTCCGTTTACATAACCATTTGAATTATCTGGATACATTAATATATAATATGTAGTATTTGGATTCAATCCTGTTATTGTATATGATGGAGCTAATGGGAAATTAGTTTCCGTTTGACTAGGGAAATAATCTAATGTTGGAGTTGTGCAATCTTCCGCCCAAGTTAAATTATAACCTGGTATTACATTGCCAACAGTTATTGTATTAGTTGTTACCCCTGTAATTTCTACTCTTACTCCGCTATAAAACCATACTGGAGATTCATCCTCAAATGGAAATGGCAAGTTTTTTTGCGCTATTGTAACAAAACCAGGAGCAGAACCATAGTTAGGTATATCGGTAACATCAGACATAGATATAGTATAAGCAGGTAATGTTTGATCTATAATAGTTCCATTGTCATCTATTTGAGCAGCTGCATAAGCTGTAACTTTAGCATTTGGAGTATATAAATATGGTACTGGTTGTACTGGTGATATTTGAGGATTTGCTTTAACATGGCTTTTAAAGTTGTAAAACTTATCCGCAATTGGTGGGTTCCAAAGATCAACTAATTCACCGGCTAAATAAAATTGTTTAACAAATGTAGCATCTTTTGAACTTGCCCATATATTACCCATCTCTCTAACACTTCCAGTTCCATATGGTTGTTGTTGTTTAAATGTAACTTGATCTCCTGGAGCTAAAGCAAGTCCTGGAGGAACAAGGGCTATATCATTTCCTGTTACCCCAAATACTTTTACAATTGTAGGATTACCTACTTTTTGTAGCCACATTCCAGGAACCATTTGATCAGATCCAGCTACTGGATCAATACTAAAGTTATTAACATCCGTTACAGTATCTACTGTGGTATTTATTGTAAACACAAATCCATCATCTGGAGTTGCTGAATTATACGGTACACCAGATGGATTATCGTAAGTAGGCTCTATTAAACCAACCATAAATCTTTCTCTAGGTATAAATGGATTAATATAAGTAGCAGGATATGATGGTCCATTATCTTGTTGTTCATAATAAAAATTAGCATCTTCTACTACAGCAAAAACAGATTGTTGTTGGTACGAAGTAACTTTTATAGCGAAACAATATTCTCCTGGTGTAGATACTCTAATTACCCCAGTGGCAGTAGATGTTAACCCACTAGGTACTGAACTGGTTGTTGGAGGAATTACATATAACGCATTTGGTCTAGGAGCAACGTTTTGATCCCAATATGGGGCATCTGTTATACCAACACCGTTGTTATCTTGCACTAATCCCCAAGCACTGGTGGTATTTGCTCTATAATATATAAGTAAATCCGCTCTATATCTATTACCATGCCCAGCCGCATATATTCTTGGTAATGTCCATTTAAATCTTAATTCTCCATTTGTTAATCCGGTGGGTGAAGGATAAATTCCACCTAATGCGCCACTATCATATTGTACATTCTTAGGAGTATTTGTCCAAGCTCCTCCTGGAGGTGTTGGCAAACTGGTTACATAATTTGGATCTGTTGGCAATACTGTTCCTACATAAACACCAAAATATCCCTCACTAGATTCAAATGGAGCAGGGGGCTCTGGCATTGTTCCTAATGCTTCAAAATTATTATTCCAATATTCTAAAAAGCCATTTATAGGTTCTTCTCCTATGGTAATAATAACGTTGACTGTATCTTGTTTTGTAGATAAGTTTGCATCACCAGGTGTAACTAATGCACTTGGTGGTATAGTTGCAAAATCAACAGCATCTTGAACTTTAATGTTTAATGGATAAACCCCTAGTTGAGCACTGTGATTTATCAATGATAATACCCCTGTACTTGGGTTTATATCAAAATATCCTAATTCATTACCACTAACTATTGTCCAATACAATCCGTTTGTTCTAACAGGTGGAATTGGCAAAGCTAAAGGATTAGGTCTAAATGATCCATTTGTAGCCTCAACTGTAACAATATCTATTGTATCAACTGTTATGGTTCTATCGTAATCATGATCAGTTAATGTAAAATAAGGCGCTTTATTCTTTAATTGCCCAATAAGCGATATGTTATTTGTTATACCGCCTGATGTTACCGTTAATGTAAATAAAAACTTAGTTCCAGTTAATGCTGAATTTAAGAATTCAAAATTATTTATTATTTTTATTCTATAAGATAAGTTTGGATTAGGTATAGAAGGAGGAATTGTTTCTAAAGCAAAGCTACTTGTAAAGTCTACTGAAGGAACCTCGTAATTAAATACCGATGTTAATACACAAACCGTTGGATCTAATGGAACATTTGTGTTATTAAGAATATTAAATGCATCTGTTATATATGGAGAGTCTTCAGCTCCTGTATCTTCGCCAAGTCCTTCAGGATCTTGCCATTCATAAAAATCAAATCCAGGAGGCGTTGTACCAGCTGGCCCATCATACCCGTTATTAATATCCCAATTTAAATCTGATATTAATCCAGTTGATGCAGTTTCCCAAAATAAATCTAATAACGATTCTACAGGTCTAGTCTCATATACACCCAAAGTTGGTATCATATATTCAGCTAATGTCCCCATAGATTTAGATGTAGAAATTCTACCTACTAATGGATTAGTTTGTAATTGATAAAAATTTAGGTCTGCACTACCAGTTATATTATTTACGCTATTTTGCAAAAAGTCTAAATCTGTAGCATAAGCAATTGTATTTACAACGTCTGCTTTTCTAAGTGGAAAGTATTGATTGTTCTCCGCTGCTGTAGCTGTAAAATTATCCCATCCGGCACTTATAGGGTTTGATGGTGTAAATACAATCATCCCAATGTTAGGGTTTGTAAATACTAATTGTGTTGCGTTTGGTATATCAGCACCAGCGACTGGGGTAACTAAAGTAACAATCCCTGTGGTATAACTGGCCACTTCATAATCATAAGGTGTACCAGAAACTACAAGACTAATTAGATCACCAGCAGCAGGCACGTCACCATACAATGGTGGTATTATATCTATTGTTGTAGAACCTATTAACGTTGCTGCACCTGGTGTGTTTGTTATAGTGTTATATTCTAAAAAAGTATTTGATACCACTGTAGTATTTTTATACCATTTAAAATTTGAAAATTGAGCTTCTACGCTTTGCAAGCCATCTCCTGCTTTTATATTGGCTAATATGTCTTCTCCTTCTGGAGTTGTCAAATCATAACGAATTGAAGTAGCATTTGCATTAGCTAGATTAGGTAAAGAAACAAATGATATTAATTTAGGTCTATTTTCCACTCTTCCAAATAATTCAACACTACTTCTGTATTGTTTTTGGTCAGGACCAACTTCCGCTAAATCTCTAGGTACTTTATTTATATTATCATTGATTAATACCATATGACTAGTTTTCCCAACTTCATTTGTAGGAAAATTAGTTGTATTAATTCCATTCTCTAAACTTGGAACTCCAGCCGTGTATGTAACTTGTGTACCTGTTGTTTGCCCAGTTGGGTAACCATCAAGTATACCGGGTAAATAAACATTGTAATAATCTTGTTCTTTTTGTTTTACCAATACTTTATAAGAATACCAACCGATCTGATTTAAAGTATAAGAAAATTTTAAATCTAATACCCCCTCTTCTTGAACAGTATAGTTATATATATCACTAATTGCCCCATCTGTTGTTATAGTGCCCGGTGGAGAAATTGACGTAATTTCAACGTAATCGGTATATTTACCCCTAAGGTAATCACCTAATTGTGGACTATCATCTGGATTTGTAGGTAATGAGGTATCTAAGGTATATACATAAACATTGTCAGTAACGACCCCTGCACTTACCGCAAACCCCGCTCCTCTTTGTTCTGCGTATAATCCAGGAGTTCCTAAAGGAATATTCCTTGTTGATTTTATTGTATCATTAACTAATAAAGTTAACGCATTACCAAACCATTCTTTAACAGTAGGCAATACTTCATTATTTGGTCTATATGCAGAATATATTGTTGATCCACCAAAACCGCCAGGTAATTTTAATAAATCTATAGTTGATAGTATAACAGAAGATTGTCTTCCAAACTTATCTGCCAATACAAAACCAACTTGATAATTTCTATTTTGTTTTAATGTATGATTAGGATATTCTATAAAGCTTGGAAATATATCGCTTTTAGGTAAAACAGAAACATTATAATTTATTGCATTTGGTGGCGTGTATGTTGTATAGAAATTACCATATATAACTCTATTACCTGATATTTCCTGCGCTAATGCTCTTGTAGGTACTTTATCATATACCCTTGTAATTTGATCCTCCGCAAGGGTCTTATATGGTTTTTGTGACTGATAACTATAAATATATATATTTGTATCAGGGAATGCTTGTTTTATAGTATTGTAATCAACACTATCTAATACTTTGATTGCTAAAGAATTTGATTCTTTATATAAAATGTCTATTGACTTTATTTTGTAAGTACTATTGATATTGTTTCCAGTATCTGGCATTGGAATTAATAACTCAACATTATTTGTGTTATTTTCCATCCATTTTAATATAGTACTTCTATAAGCCGCTTGCTCATCTCCATTTATAAAATAACCTTTTTGGTTAGGTATAAATGCAATTTGAGAAAATGGAGCTAATATAGAGTATTCATTGTCATCAAACTTAAATCTATAACTAAATCTTACATACTTAGATTCTAAATATGCAGGATCTCCAGGCCAAGCAGGATTGTTTTCCTGGTTTGACATAGTTGAAATTAAAAATATTAAAGGCTGATCTAGAACAATAGGATTTGTTGGGGCTGAATATAAAGTTATTTGGCTAGCACCACTATCTACACTTAGTATAGTTATATTCTCTCCCCCTGTTATAAGTCCTGGAGACACTAAAGTCATTCCAACAACCAAGCCTTCAGTACTATCAACATCAACAACTAATGGCGATGGCTGATTTGCAGTTGCAAATGCTTTTACCTCTATATATAAAAGAGGACTTTCTACAGGGGCATATTTTGCTACTGATATTTGCGTTTCAGTTGTATAATAACTTGAGTTATTTATGCAATTATTATAGTTTATTTTTCTTGGCTGATTTCTATTGTCCGTCCAATATAATAATCCTTCAAGTAAATTTAAACCGGTAATAATATTGGTTGTTGAAAAATTTAAAAATGTACCTTCTACCAATGTGCTATAAGTTGCTGTATTAAAATCATATACAGTTATTTTCATTGTCCACCCTCCGTCTGGAGAATATGGTAATGTTTCACATAATGTTATTTCAGAAGGATTTGGATCAGTATAATTTGTTAAAAATCTATATATTCTATTATGTTCATTATCCATATAGAAACCTATACAAGTAAGTCCTGAAAAACCAAATTCTTCACTACCTACAAGTTCTTCTGCTCCTGGTATTTTTATATTACCTAAAACATTTTGTAGAGTGCCAACATCATCATTTTCTGATTTACCAATAGATATATTTAATGCGTCTCTATATTCTCCATTAGGAACAAGTCTATCATCTAAATCTTTATTCATTTTAGACAATAGAAAACTATTTTTAATTTCAGCCATTTAATTTAGTGTTTAATCCATTTAGATTGACCTCTCAATACTTGAGTAATTTCTTCTAGCTTAATATTAGATAATCTAATTTTAGCATTTCTTAATTTAGCGCTTTTCTCTTGTTTTAAGCGATTAATAATATATTCTGGTTGATTTACTCTTAAAGAGATTATTGCGTGAATAATGTATGCATACATTGCTTCTTCAGCTAATTTAGGCACCCTTGTGTCCATGTCGTATGCTAAACCATCAGATATATATTCAAATACTATTATTTTATTTATTAAGTTACTGCTAAATGATATTTTTCCTTCTCTATCATCTATTGTAAACCAACCATTACTATTAGCGTATTGTGGATCTAATCCATATCTTTCTCCAAAAAACCCGTAGTATAACCATGAATCATATCCGTAACCATAACCCATTGTTCCCCATCCTTGGTCTCCAAGTAAGCCATCAATACCTCTATTATTTAGATCCCATCTTCTTTGGGTTATAGAAGTTCCCTCTATATTACTTCCGAAGTTATCTTGTAATGGTTCTCCATTATTATCTTGCAATGGTTTTTCGTAAGGTATAGTCGTTAAATTATTTGTAGGATATATTGGGTGTTTTACACCATAATGATCAATCCATGCTAATTTTACATAATTAACATAATCCTGAGGTAATATAACACTTAACGAATTTGGTACAGTCAATTCCTGTGACTTAATACTTCTTAAGGTATCATAACTAAATTCTTGTAAGCTACGTTTAGCATGGAATATTACATCAGTACGTTTAACCTGTTGTATTAATTTCCCTTCGCCTACATAGGCTACCATAAAGTTATTTATAATATCATTTAAAGTAATATAACCATAACTGCCATAATTGTCTTCTACAGTTTGCCCATATGCTTTTTCAGATTGATCAAGACCATATTGACCACCATCTAATTTTTTTAATTGAACAACAATATATAAGTCATCCGCAGGAGGGCTGGTAAATATAATAGCGTTGTCTACAACATCATATCCCCAAACATACTCTTCAAACGTGCCGGGTTGGGCAGTTAAACTCGTATATAATTTAAAATTATTTAGGGCATAGTTAGTATCAGTAGGATCCCAAGCATCTGGTCCGCCAAATATTAAATTTGTGTTAAATGTTGTTAGGAATGTAGTTGTAACACCATCACCTACAAACCCCTGTGCTCCTTCGTAATATTGTCTATTTGTTTCGGTTATTAAACCATTATTTGGTATTGGCATACTTTATTAGCTTTTTGAATTAATAGTTTCAGCCTGTACTTGTTGTGCTGCTATTTGGATTATCTGCGGATCTTTTATAACTATCCCAGAATAAAGTAGTATTCTTGTTATTAAATTTGTTTGTTCAATTGGATGTAATTCAAAATTCACCGAAGTATTCGGATTATAAATATATTGAGAACTTGACCCAATTGTAAAATTCCAAGATGGATTTAAAGGCTTTCTTAAGTAGGTACATGAAATTATATTATTCCCTGTAATAGTTGTTGGATATACTTTAATTTTAAAATCTTTATATGTATATACAGGCCAGTATAATGATGGTTTTGTTAATGGAGATAGATTAAGTTCTAATAATTCATTAGGTTGTACATATTGTACTTCTTTTTCTCCTTTATAAATAACAGTACCTAATTTATAAAAATCGTAAGGGTAAACTGATATTAATATATTTGTACCTGCAGTCGGAGGTGTTGTTAATATTAATACATTACCATTAATATTCCAAGTAGAATCGTCTTGCAAAATTCCATCAAATGAAATCGTTACTAATCCTGATGCTAATTGTGACGCGGTTAAAACCGTTAATGTATAACTTGTAGAGCTTCCTACTGAAGTTACTGCTTCACTAGAAGAAACATTTGATGTAGATGGAACATTAAAATATCCATTAATATATTGACAATCACCATCTTCGTGGAAAATTGCTATTTTTTCTTGTAAGTTTTTATTACGATTAGCATATTCACTATCGTTTTCTGGCAAACGTATTTGTTGATTAAGATCCTCAAAATACTCATTGAATATTTCAAGTTGAACTTGTGTTGCGGTTTTATTAAATTCATCAGGGGTTAAATAACCTCTTTGTTCTTTATTAACTATTAATAAAACAGTTCTATAAACTGTATCTACATTTATTGCCATCTTGTATCTTTATTATAATATTTAGGCGGTAACCTCAGCCACCGCCTATATATTAGTATTACGTATTATTTAAGTTTTTTCTCTATTGCCTTAAAGATTTCTACGCCTTCATCTGTTTTGAAAAATGCAGCCATTGCTGAGTATGGGTTTTCATCAAACGGAACGGTCATTAATTTTCTTCCGTTCTCTCCCCAAGTAAATGTTCTTTGGTCTTGTGATAATTTTATAATCCCTACCTCCGATGCTCTAATTGCTAAGTTTCTTAATGGAACATTCTCATCATTTGCTAAGTCTAAGAATAATGCTGGATTTTTTCTAGCAAGTAAAAGTAAGTCTCTCTTAATTTCTTTAGAGCTCATTTTATTTACTCTTGATCCTACTTCAACTCTTACAATAGCTTCTGCCATATCAATATCCATATCAAATGCAGCGTTCATTGCTTGAACCTCTAATTCTAGATCATCTAATGTATCTTCAGCAATTGCAACAGCATTAAATTCTGTATACTTTTTATTTAAAGCTGGATGATAAATAGATAATAATTTTTGTAAGTTTTGTCTTTCTTTTGGAACATTAAGAACTCCATTTTCAAACATAATATGTCCTAATGTAGATTGTCCTTTTTGTTCACTAACTAATGGAGAATTCTGATTTGTTGCATAACGTAATTCTTCTTGCTCACCAGTTTCTTGATTAAACCACAATAAAGGGTATCTAACTGAGTGTCTGCTTTGTAAAGTATACGTTAAACCAGCATGACTGTCCGCTATAATATAGGTACGGTCTTTAATTTCCCAAGTTGGTTTTTGTGGTTCTTTTTTTACCGGTTTTGGAGTTTCAACCACTTCGGTATATTCTTGTGTTGCGATTTCTTCGTCAACTAAAATTTCTTTTGCTTTTGTGTTTGGTCTTGTTGCCATAATATAATATAATTTAATAATTGTTTTAAAAGAGTAATAACTACCCCCGTCAGTTCAACGAGGGTAATTACCACTTAGTTGTTATACAGTAGCTGTAAACAATACGAAGTTATTAGCTCCTTGAGTTACTAAACATCTTTCTGATAAGAAGTGAACTTGCATTGCATCTAAATCAGATGTGTAAGCTCCTCCAACAGATCCAGTAATCCAAGATTTCATACGTCTGTCATCAGCTTGGTTAGCTCTATAACGAACGTGTAAGAATGGACGACGGATGTTTGTTCCTAATTGTTGATCGTAAACTGTAGAAGTACCAGCTGGAACTAATACACCATCAATAGAAGTATTAACCATACCACCACGAGTAGAAGCATCATTTAAGTATTTCCAGTCAGTTTTGTAGAAATCGTAAGATCCTCTTCTGAATCCAGAGAAACCTAAGTTAAGCGCCATTTGCTCAGAGTTTTCAAATAAACCGTAAGCAACACCACCAGCAGCTCCAGAAGATAAAGAAGCAAGCATATCATCAAAATCAAGAGATGTAGCTCTGTTTAAGAATAACATGTTTTCTTCAATAGCACCTTGAGTATCTAAGTTTTTCAAGATTGAATCAAAATCAGATAATCCCGCAGCAGCAGTAAAGTTGTTAACTACGTTACCTCTTTCTTTAATTGCAGCGAATAAACCTTGAGTTCCTTTAAGACCATTTCCAGTATCTAAAGTAGATGATCCAGAAACTAATTCACCCTCAATTACAGACATTTCTAAGTAATCTTCAAAACGTAATCTTGTTTCAGATTCAGCTTTTAAGTACCATAAGAAACCACCTGTTCCATCTTCAGTAGCAACTTCAACCCATCCAATTTGAGCAGTATCAGATCCAGATACTTGGTATCTTTCTTTAATAATGATTGGAGAGTTACTAAATTGTGTAAATGATGGAGTTACAGAGTTTAATGAAGCATCAGTAGTACCTTTTCTAAATTCAGATCCATAAACAAAGATTTTAAGATCTGTAGCACCTGTAAAATCTACTGGTCCACCTGTTAAAGTAGCTTGAGTATATGGCTTAACAGTAAGTAATGCTGGGTTAGTAGCTCCACCAGTTCCTGTTGTAGCATCTGCAGTAGAAGCAGTAACATAAACTTTAAGTTCTTTTCCTGTAGAAGGACTCATAACTACTAAAGTTTGTCCAATAGAAATTACGTTGTTTACGAAGTTTGGTCCATTTGTAGAATCAGTAACAAAACTTAATTGAGTACCACTATCACAAGTTACTTCTTTGTAAGCAATGTGTAAACGGTTTTGTTCAGACCAAACTACTTGGTCAGAAGACATAGGCATTTCAGCTCCTACCATTCTTAAGAAACCAGAAAGAGTTCTATTTCCATAACGCTCTACTTCAGCTTCATAGATTTCTGGTAAATATTGTTGTGCGAAATCGTTGCCAGAACCATCAGTAAAATTTAAATAGTTGGTTTCTAAGGCTTGTTGTTTTTGAGACGGTTTAATTGAACCGTACACAGGAAGTACATTTGACATAATCCTTTAGTTTTTTTTAATTGTTAATTATCTTTTTATTTTTAATTTTGTAGAATCAACACCATTAATCGCTTTTACTTTCCATCCATTAACAAATCCATTATCTGCAGGAGATTGTCTTGCAGTTGTGGTTATATTATTAGATTTGGCAACAACCTCTTTAATTGCATCGGCTTTGCCTTGCTCATAAAAATGTTTTGCAATAGTATCAGCATTCTCTGCAGCGTACATCGCTTTATGGTATCCTTTAACATCTCTAACCGATCCATCTTCATTTAAGAACTTCTTAATAAGATTGGTGATATTGGATTGTTTTTCAGCTACCGCTTCCGGGTTTGAAACTCCATATCTAAAACTTTTCTCACCTAAATTGAAATCAAAACCTTTGAATTCTTGGGTAAACAATGTTTTAGTCTCAGCTTTAAACTTAGAATGTTGCGTCTCTGCTTTTTGTTGATCCTGATTGTATCGGTTGAAAAAGTCCATAGCTTTTTGTTGTTCTTGGTTAACACCAGGACGTAATTTAATTTCGTCATAGTATTTACTTTTGATTGTCTCCAAATAAGTTTTGGCTTTTGCAACTTCCTCTTTAAATGCGAGTCTTTTTTTTCTGACATCTCGCTCGTCATCTATATCCTCATCATAGTCAAAAGTATCTTCAATTAAGAAGTCAATTTCTTCCATGTTTAAATGTGGTCTTGTTTGTTTATAGTATTCCTTTAATAAGGTATCACTATCTGTGTTTGAATAATCAGCATTAAGTCTTACGTAATCTTCTACAGTTCCCCCAGTTTCTTCCATGAAACTAACAAGCTTTTCTACATTCTCTGGTAATTTTCTACCTGTTGTTGCTTGTTCTTCAATATGCTGGTTTAATTCTGCTGTAACATTTTCAACTTCTTGAACTATTTCTTGTTCACTGATTTCTTCAATAACATTTTCAATGGTCCCTTCGTTTCCTTGTCCCACTTCTTGCAATCCCATTTCGGGCTGTTCTGTGCGTAACACGCTGCTCTCTGTGCTTGGTTCTTGAATGGCATCTTCTGGTTGATTAGGTATTACTACTTTTGTTATTTCTTCTGCTGGTTTTGCAGCTGATAAATCTACTTTTGTAGGTTCATCTGATTTTGTTAACTTTTTAGGGGTAGCTCTTTTAGCTTTTAATTTAAATTCCCCTTCTTGTTTTACAGGTTCTGACATGATATAATATTATAAAATTGGTTAATAAAAATTTATTTTGGTCCAAACTGGGATAAATCAAACCCATCTAAATTATCCATCCCTGCTGACTCAAAGTCCATTGGGGGTAAATTATTTTTTCTTTGATTAGTTAATTCAGATTGTATTGATCCTCTTAATTTTTCTCTTTGATCTTTTTTATCTTCTGCCATTTGTACTTTTGAAGTTATGGCTTGTGATTGTAATTGAGCAAGCTGCATATTATATTGAAACTCCAATTCCATTAGTTGTTGTTTCAATCTAGCTTCATACTCCATCTTTTCTATCTCAAATTGATTCTTAGCTTGTGCTACTTGTATTTGTGTTTGAGATAATGCTTGTTGCTTTTGAACTTCTGACATTGCTGCAGATTCTGCTACTTGAGAATTTGCTTGCGCTTGAGCCTGAATATTCGCTTGTTGCATTGCTTGTTGTTGCATCATCTTACGTTTACGTTTGTACTTCAACGCCTGATTAGCAAGTTTGATATTATTGATTTCTCTAATATCAATAGCATCCTCTAAATCAATACCACCTGATTGTAATGCAACTTGTATATTTTGTTCTAACTGTGCTTTTTCTTCTTCATCCGGTTCTACTTCTAAGTAGATACCAAAGTCATGAATATCTAATTGCTCTAGTTCCTTAAGTGTTTCTGCATTATATAAAGATATACTGTTTCTTAAGGCATTTGCAGTTATAGGAAACTTTAATGCATCCGCTGCTCTCTTTGATATATTTTCACATATTCTTAAAGTTAAAAATAAACTTCCATCTAATATATGTTTTGTTGCGGTATTTGATGAAGCAGCAGCCATTTTTTGTAATCCAACTAATGAATCTCTATTAGGCATACTTCCATCTCTTGCTTCATTTAATCCCGTTACATCACGGATCATTTGTAGATAATATTGGTAAGCTGTAATTAAAGATTGTATTTTTGCTCCAGCCGCTGATGTTTGTAATTCTTGAATAGGCACTTTACCTTGATTCAATCCTCCGTCTTGGGTCATTGATCTACCAACAATACTACCTGTTTGGAAATACATATTTAATGCTTCGGCAGCATTGTAATTTGTACCATTACCTAAATCAACTTCGGCTAATCCATCAACATCTACAAAAACTCCATCTGGCACCATCTTGGCTAATACCTGTTGCAATTTTAAATGCGTTAGTTGAATCATATCAGCAAATGTAGTAATTCTACTTACTAATGATTCAATTCTACCGCGGTACATTCTAGGAGCTATAATAGCATAATTCATATCTACTCTTGTAGTATCTGATAATGGTCTAGTCATGTTTTCACATAATTCCCATCTAAGCATTTGGTTATGCCCTAATATTTTTGCTCCTGAATATAATACTTCGATACTTCTAGATACAACCTCGAAGTTATCACTTGGAGGAGGATTAAAGAAGTCCGTTTTTTGTAAGGCTTTTTCTAAACCTTGCTCTGTTTGTTTTATTTTAAATACTTGATTAGAATATGTTTTATATTCAAAATATAGTACTTGTACAATGTTTCCATCTTGATATGATCCATTGAAATTTCTTGTGTAACTTGTATTACCTTGATACTTTTCAATTTCTCTTAGTTCTTCAACATCCAAATCAGGAAATTCTTTTTTTAATTCTTGCAATCCAATAGATTTTACTTCCCCAACATAATATATATCGGAAAAGTTAGGATCTTCTGTATAAGAGTAAACAAGATTTACTGGATCTACGTATTCAATTTCAATACTATTAGATTTATTAAAACTTGTTTTAGCACAAGCAATTCCTAAAACTGTTAAATCGTAATTTAATCTTTTATTAATTAAATCATATTTATTATTAGCTAAGAAATTACTAATTAATTCTTCTTCTGCAATCTCTACCGCTTGTTTGTAAGAAAGTTGCATGTGTAATGCTAACTGCTCGTCGTCTTCAGGTAATAAGTCTGGGTTTGCAGATTGGTATAAGTCAGCCCCAAGTTTGCTTTTCAATTGCGCAAGCAACTCTTTAGCCTGCATATCATTTGTAAGTGCTTGGGTGTATTTTGTTTTTGCGGAAACCGAAGCTGGATCTTGAGCTACAGTTTTTACTTTATAATTTCTACTTGATATTCCATTTACAACAATATCAACAAATTTAGGTATAACAGGTACTGGTTTCCAGTCTATGTTTAAATAAGATAAATCGCCATTAATAGCCATTTCATCTTTATACTTTTGAACACTTTGTTCTCCTCTAGCGTATAATCTTAAATTATGGTATCTTTGCCAGTTGTTATTCCATCTACCATTGGCTCCACCAGTTCCAGAGTTACCATTGAACCATTCGTATTCAATAGCCTGCCCAACTAATGTGCCATATTCTAGACTTTGTTTTTCTTCATCCGGTACAACCTGACTTGGGAAAGAACTGTTACTATTGGTATAAATCATTTATTATATTATTTCGGAGGAGTCTCCATTATTGTTATATTTTTTAAATCCTAATCCAAACTTAGGTCTTTCATAAGGTGTAGTAGGAACATATAAATGTTTATTACAAGCCATTATTGCTAACCCCGAACTAATAGAAGCATCATGTTTTGTTCTATTGTTTATGTTAAATCTTGCCCAATCTTCCAATGTTTTTTGAAAATACATACTACCATATTGTTCATTATTATAACCAACATTATTTTCTATGTATGTCTCAATAGCCGAAGCGTGAGCTTGCATTATATCTTGTGAGGAGTTTGGTATTCCACCTATTTCTTTTTCAGCTGGTGATAATTTATTCCAAACTTTATCCGGTCTATTTATTGAAAACCCTCTATAACCTCTTCTTTTTAAATAATATAAAAGTCTTGGCTTATTATTCTCTGCTAATATAGGCATTCCGTAAAACACCAAAGCCATAAGAACATCTTCAAAAAACATCTCAGCTGTTTGAGGTCTTGCAATATATTCTAAAAAGAAATGATTAGGAGGAACATCTTCCATGGTAAACTTTGTTAATCCATGAAGCGCTCCGTTAGATCCTCTGCTTGCGTCTACTGTTCCTGATATATCATAACTATCACAACCAAATGCGCCACAGTGTTCATTGCCTGGGTATTTAAGCCCATTCCTTATAATTACACGGTTTTGAAGATGTTTAGGTGGTATCCAAGAAATTAAAAATCTTCCATCTTTATTTGGATAAAAAATTACTTGTGAATCTTGTATTCCATTTTCCCATTGAAAACTACCTCGCGTTAAAACACTTGAGTTTCTAAGGTCGTCATTGTAATCTATTTGTTCGTATATTTTAGTAAGATTAAACAAAGATTGCTTTGCTTCATCTCTAAATGCATGTTGTTCTGTCCTTGGGAACTGACGGTAATATTCATTTAAACCATCTTGATCGCTTTTTAAACCATCTACTTCATTCTGCCAGTGTTCGATAACACCATATTCAATCCAATTTCCATCAACACCTTTTATCGGGGTTTTTGGAGTATCGAAGACAGGTAAGCCATAAGTATCAATGAATCCCTCGTAGGACCATTCCATAGGTATGAACAAACTATATAATCCTGAGCTAGTCTGTCCGTTGCGGTTTCTTTTCGTAACGTCGGAATCATAATATAATTTTTTAAAATTATCTCCTCCTTTATCTAAAGCGTTTGATGTTGATCCCATCATACACTTACCAATAATTCTACTACCTAATCGAAGACACGTTTTTGTAACACGCCAGTTGTTTAATATATTATCCGGCTTTAACCATTTACCACTTTCATCATGTACGAGTAACTTTAATTTCTCCCCATCATAAGAGTTGTCTCCGGTGTTCTTCCAGTCAATTGTAGTATCTAATCCTTCTAATTCTATAGCAGTTTCGTTTGCATCTAATTTTCTTCTTGTAAATTTAGAAGCCGGAACTCTATATGCTAATTCTGTTTTAGGACGGTCCATACCGTCTTGTATTGGTTTGAAAAAGAAAGGATAGTTAATAGAGATTGGAACAACTTTATCTGTAAACATTGTTTTAGCATCCTGTCCAGATTTTGATAATATACCAAATCTTGAGTCGCTTGATATAGTTGCTTGGTTTACTAATTCTGCAGAAGACATAAATGAAAATCCGGAACGTCTATTCTTTAAATAACACATTCCATAACATCTTGTATCCGCTTTACAAGCTTCCCAAAATATGAAGAACAATCTATTTGATTCCCTAAAATCTGGCGCACCTACGTCTATCTTGCTCCATTGCAAGTACATATAATGTGTGCCGGTTATATAGGTTGGTATTCCATTGTTATTAAAGTATACACCTTCATCTCTATATTTAAATTCAGCATCTACATAATCGTACCACTGCTCTTTAAAATGATCTGGATATTTATTCCAATCAAATACATTCTTTATTTTATCTAACTCTTTTGGGTATTCTATTTTTTCCCAATACTGTTCTTCTTTTTTATTAGATCTAGAATATACTTTTTCTACTTCAGGTAAGGCTATCTTTAAATTTTGGATTTCATATATCTCACCAATCTTTCCAGTTTTACTAATAACAACCATATCATGGTCTTTATTATATCCATATGCCCATTTTTTATTACGATTGTTTTGCTTTATAACGCTTTGCTTAACGTAATTGGGTACAACTCTAAATAAATTTTGTTCGTACATTATTTAGATCTCCCTTCTGCAAAACCTTTAAATACTTTTTGTGCAGTATCTTTTGCTGTTTCCTCGTCGTTTAATATTCTTTCTTCGAGTTCGATTCTTGTAAGTATTTCAAATGCATCGAATATTGCGAGCTTTTTAGTTGCAGCCGCATTCTTTAATTTGTCTGCCGCTAAATCGTCTTCGCCATTATCTAAGATAGCTTCTTCAGCTACTTTGATTAACTCCAATACTGCTTTGTGCCCAGCTTTTATGATATTATTTTTTGTTTCTTTAATATCCATTTTATTTAATATAATATAATTTTTTTATAGTATTCTTATGGACTCCAAAAGCTAATGCCGCTTGTCTTAAAGATAGATATTCAATTCCATCAATTGTAACAGGCATCCTATTTTTCTGACCAGTGCAACATTTTATTTTTGATGCTGAAGATAATTTCTTGCCAGTTAAAGTAGCGGTTATTTTTTTTCTTCTAATAAACTCTAAATCGTCGTTTAGTTTTCCAGTACCTTCACCTCCACAAGTCATATTACAAAGAGTTCCGGTTTTTAAATCAATTCTGCCATATAATTCTATAAACTCTACCTCTTTTTCTATTGCTTGTTCTTTTGTTAAATCTTCAAAAAGAATTTCTACAGTATACTCTGTCTTGCCAATTATGCTTTTCCAAAATTTGGATCTACTTCTTTTATTATATGGTCTACTAATATCTTTACCTATACCAATATAAAACGGCATATTTTTATCGTTTCTTATATGTCTATAAACAATCCAATTATTTTGCCCAAGTTGGGTTGTATTCAGCTTCGTCTCCTTTATATTCATACTTAATTACAATATCATTAGATTTCATACAATATAATCGCTCCCCATCTATTATAAAGTCATATTCCCCGTAAGGAGTATAACCCACTAAGTCACCAGGATTGATTTTAAGCTTATTTAAAGAGCTATTTCCATATTTTAATATACCAATAAGCTTTTGTTCCTTATCGAGCTTTAAATAGTCAATATTCTTTAATGGTTTTATAAAACATCTATCGCCAAATGATTTCCATTCGGCATCTGTTTTATATAAATATATCTGATCAAGATCGCAAAAGTAAAGGTCATCTTTAAAATAAGCTCTACTATTTTTTATTTTGCCTCTTATATCATAAAACTTTCTAAATACATTATGATGTATCACAACAATGTCTCCCACTTTTATATCTGTAGTATATGCTAATGGTACCGAAACCACCTCTGCAAAATTATTAACAGATTTAAAACTTTCTATTTGGGTATTTAGTATAAGATCTTTGTCTCCTACTTTGACTTTGTTGTTGTATCGATCTCCATTTACTGGACGAACGATAAAACTAAAGACACTTTTCATTAATATTCTAAATCGTATTCGATAGCAATAGCCATATTAGAATTAAACTTCTTCCAGGGCATTACTTCGTCTTCTTTCTTAATGTAAATTTTATAGGACTTATCGGATGCTTCAAGTATACAGGAGATTTCGTGCCCCCCATATACTTGTTGTCCAACAGAATAGTGCATAGCCTCATTTTTATAGTCTACACCTATACTTATTTTTCTAATAACCGAGTCCATTATTTTGCTTCTTCAGCATTCTCTTCTATTACAGTGTAAGTTCCATCTTCTAAATTAATATTGATAGGGCCATATTCCTCTTGTAATAAGTTTTTATAATCTTCAACTGCTTTATTAACTTCAGCTAATTGGTGTAAGAATCCATGCTTTTGTGATTCCAATATTCCAATGTTTGTTAACAATGCGTTAATGTCTTTTTGTTGATTTACAATTGTTTCTAATTGTACTGCTGTAATTTGTTTTACTACATCCATTTTTATTTAATTTAATTGTTAATTATTATTATGATAATGTTAAAAGGTATTTTAGCTTTGCTATTTCTTCTGTTGTCATTTTATATTATTTTATTATTATGTTGGGCAGCCTCCTAATGGAGCTTTTACTATACCTGAAACCGGTCCTACCCCGTATCCTCCAATAGAGTATATTAATCCTGGTAAATTCCAAATTCCCACATTTGTAAATGGATCTGTTAATCCCGGATCATTAAATACATATGCACCAGGTAAAAATTCAGAAGAAGTAGAATAAACGGTTGTTACTATACCAGTACAATCCTCTATTATAAATGGATAAATGTCTCCCCAACTACTTGTACTATTAGGCCAGCCAATACCTATACCCATTTTCATTAGTAAAGCGCTACTATATTATCACAAGTTGTAGAAGTTTCTCCTCCATCATTACTCCAAATACAATCTACTATTACTGGGAAAAAAGTACCAGCCGGTATATTGTAAAAAATAGTATATCCACTTTGTGGATCTGCGTCGTTCACATAATTAGCATTTCCACCAACAACACGGCAAACTAAAGTGCCTCCCGTACCTATATATAAGGCAGCTGAACCTAAATTAATAGCACTACCTATATCACTTGGGTCCCCAATAATATATGCTACACCTGCTCTTGTTCCAAAATCTGGTTGATTACCATATTGTCCCATAATTTATTTTTTAAATATTTTGTTATATATTTTGCTTTTGTTCTTTAATGAGTTACCAAGCATAGGGAACTCTAATACTGTATTACCTGGAAAGTTAATTTCTTTATCTCCTGGTTTCATTATTTTTTCATTACCTAAATTGTCAATACCTAAAACGGGGAACTCTACGTTTTCCATAGTGATGTCCCCGCTTGGTATTACATTATAAGGTCTATCTTTATCAGGACTATTTTTTTTATAACCTTCTGTTGATAGATTTTTCATTCTTATTTCTTTACTGCTTTACCTAAACTAACAAGTGTTTGTTTTTGATAATCAGATAAATTTTCTGGTTTTGTCCCTCCACTAAAAGCATTGTACAAATCCGCGTTTCTTGTTTGACGTTTAGTAACGTCAGCATTTCTATCCTCAACCGATTTGTAAAAATCTTTATTGCCTCTGGTATCTTGTGCAACTTCTCTTACTATTTTACCAGCAGAATCTAATTCACGAAGAAATGAACCCGATTTAACAACTTTGTGCATTGGTAAATTTGCATTAGCTTTACCAGATTCTGGATCAATAGTCATTCCTCCCGGTACATTACCAGTTTCTCTATTTTTAGCAAGTTTTTCCTTACCAACTTCGTAACTTTTTGTAACTTCAATTTCCATTTGTTTAAATGGAGAAGGTAGACCATGCCCAGTTTTTGCATTATTTCCTCTACCTGGTTTTTGCTTATATGCCATTTTGTTAATTTGTTTTATTGTTTAATATTCTTCTATAAATAACTTGTCCCGGAAATTTACTAACAACGTCGGCAACCATTGTGTCATTATCAATAATGATATATTTTGCCACCGCATCGTAGTTATTTTGTTCTAATAAAGTTTCAATATATAGATTTTTTTTATCCATATAATATCTAACTACTTTTAGAGAATCTCCGTCAGCTAAAGTTTTTTCTATAATTAGATTATTTTTTTTATTCCCTTTAATAATCATTTTAGAGCCTTCTGCAGAAATCCATTGGCCCTGTAAATAAGCGGGAGACATTTTTTGTGCACTTGTGTTAAAAAACACTAAACCTAATAATAATACCAATACTTTTTTCATAATATATTTAATTAAAGTTATATAATATTATTATTACGCAAATTTATTGTTTTTTATAAGCTTCTATTTCCCAAGGTAGTTTTTTGGAACCTTCTTCCATTGTTGCTCTTGAATACTTTTTACCTTTCCAGATAACATGGGAATCTGTGTAATCTAGATCCCCTCGTTTCATCTGGTCAATATGTACTTTCTCGTGCGAAATTGTTTTATTCTTTTTTAATTCTAATGGGGATACGTCCTTGTTAATTAAGATAGTTCCATTATTTTGGGCCATACCTAATATATTATCATCCATGTCTACTTGATAGACTGGTGTATTATCACAATTATAAGGAGCGCCCTTCATTATAAAAGCCATTCTAGCACTTTTTCATTTTAAGTGCTGGAGCTTTTTTCATCATAGCTGCAGACTTTTTCATCATAACTGGTGATTTTGCTTTTGCAGCCATTGTTGCTTTACCTTCCATTGCATTTGCTTTTGGAGCAGGCTTTGCACTTTTAACTTGCATTGCTGGAGTTCTTTTAACTTTTCCGTATTCTTTCATTTGCTCAGCTTTACCTTCTTTTTTTTCGTGTTTAGCCATAGCTGCTTTAGAAGCATACTTTTCCCCTGTTTTTTTCTCTACAATCTTTTTAGTAGCCATATCTATTTATATTAAGATTATGCTAATGCGATTGCTGAACATACAATACCTACTGGCATAGATACCGCAACAGTTTGTCCACCAGGAACAGCAGTGATAGCATCATTGATAGCATCTTTAACAGATGGTGTAGTACCTGTAGATGTATGCGTTAAAGTAATTTGATCAAAAGATGTACCAGCTTGTGCTAATGTAATAACAGTAGTTGTAGCTGCAGTTTGAGCAACTGTAGTAATTTGTTCTGCATTGATTAAACGTTCTCCAGCTGTTAAGCCAGTATTTGTAACGTAAATTGAAAGAAATTTTGCCATTTTTGTTTTTTAGTTTAGTTGTTAATTTTTAAAATCTGCCTTTTGCTTTTTGTGTTATAGGAGCAGGTGAACACGATGGCTGATCAAATCTTAATTTGATTCCATTTTTACCTGCACTGTCTCCTTTACTTTTTGGATAACCCGTTGTATCAAACGGACCATTCCATAGAGCATTTGCTCCTACCCCCGACATTTTAGCCTCTTTGTCAAAAGGCGTAATTGGATGTTTTGTTGCTTTTATATTCATAGTTATTGATTTACATTCCCAATGCTGGGGTTATAGGTGTTTGAACTCCATTTGGTGGCATAACAGGACGAGCCTGATTATAAACACTACCAGGATTTAAATTCTTAATTGCATCCATATTTGAAAACAATCCAGGATTAATTGCAGATTCTTGCATTTGATTTGGATTGATCATACCTGGATTACCTGGTGTAATTGCAGTAACTCCGCCTGAAGCAGGATTTATTACACCGTTATCTATCATAGATGGATTGTAAGTATTATTCATTATTTCTTGTTTTATCGTTATTTACATTCTCTATAGCGGTTATCATAACCGTATCTATATATGTTTTACCTTTCATTATAACATTACGGTGCTTACTTGTTGGCAAGTCTTCTTTACCCAGCATTATACGGTACATTTTACTAATTAGTTGTTTGCACTTAAATGAAACTTTATATATATTATACTTTTGGGTTGTATGGTTTCTATTTCGCCACACTACTATCCACCCTTCTTTTAATAAATTGTTCCAGCGCTTATTGTCCCAACTATATGCGTATGTACCTATTTTATAATCCTGTTTTGTAAAGAATTCTAAACAATCAAAGTATATTAGTAATTCTAAATCTGCATCCGTTAAATTGTTATTTCTACAAGCCCAACGTCTAATGATTCTATAATGCTTTAATAACCCAATATCTTTAATATCACTTGGCTCTAATCTCATTATAATACAACTACTACATCCCCTAATCTTATAACTTGATATGTTTCTTTATCTATATCAATTTTGTGACCAGCATGACGATCATAGAATATACGATCTCCTTCTTTCACACCTACAACTTCATCGCCAATTGAAAGAACATTAGCTTCTATATATCTAATATCTTCTCTTTGGTTTTCAGCAAGCATTAATCCGCCTTTTGTTTTAGTTGTACCTTCTTTTATTTTTTCTATTATCAAACACTTACCTATTGCTCTCATTATACTCTTAAGTTATTAATTACACAATTAGTCGATAAGATAGTGGTTGCTACAGATACTGCATTCTTCAATGCACTTTTTGTAACTAATAAAGGATCAATAATTCCAGCATCAACCATATTTACAGTTTTACCGGTTATTACATCTAATCCATATCCTTTCTTTGATATAGTTTCTAATGGAGCATTCTCAATACCCGCATTATCTAATATTAATTTAAATGGTGCTCTAATAGCATCAAGTAATATTGTTTGTCCTTCACCAAAAGAATCTATGTTATGTGAAGCATTTAATAAAGCAATACCACCTCCTGAAACAATACCTTCTTTAATAGCAGCTTTAGTTGCACAAATTGCGTCTTCTACTCTATCTGCTTTTTCTTTTAATTCTATTTCAGAATTAGCTCCAACCTTTACAATTGCGATCTTAGCTGATAATCTAGCTAATCGTCTTTCAAGTTTAATAACTTTAGGTTGTGGATTGTTTTCTAATAAGGATTTTTTAATATCCTCTATAATACCATTTATTTCTTCTGTAGGTTCACCTACGTGTAATACCGTATCTTCGTGCGAAGTTATACTTCTTTTACAAGTTCCAAAAACATCAGAGGTAAATAAATCCATATCATCTCCTAAGTCTTCGTTAATTACGGTTGCACCCGTTAATAAAGCTAAATCATCAAGTACTTCTTTTTTGCTTATTCCATAAGTTGGAGCATTGATAACATTTACTTTTATATTTCCCTTTACTTTATTCATTGCTAAAGGGGCAAGTACATTCTGTTCTAAATCAGCAATAATAAGTAATGGTTTATTATGACGTATTACATATTCTAACGCTGGTTGTATTTGTCTAATATTATCTACTGGAGATTCTATTATAAGTATTAATGGGTTTTCTAATTCAGCTGTCTTTGTTTTTTGGTTTGTAATGAAATGACTATTTGTTAATCCTTTATCATACTGCACACCTTCTACAACATCTAAACTACATTCTGGATCATTTGATGTTTCCATCATTACAATACCAGTTTCCCCAACGGATCTAAATGCATCACCAACTAACTTGCCTAACTCAGGATCATTGTTTGTTGAAATTGTTGCAACTTGATCAATCATATCGCCTGTTACAACGATCTTATTTTTTTCTAGGTAATCCACAACTTTATCGCACATTGTTTCAATACCTTCTTTTACTTTTCTAGTATTAGTTTCAGTTGACTTATAAGCTTCACTTAAAATCGCATGGGCTAATACTGTTGCAGTGGTTGTTCCGTCTCCAGCTTCTCTTACTGTTTTTCTTGCTGCTTCTTTTAATAATGTAGCCCCCATATTTTCAACTGGGTCCAACAAGATAATTGAATCAGCAACGGTAACACCGTCTTTAGTAATTACAGGAGCACCGGTATGGTCTTCAAGTAAAACACATTTACCACTTGCTCCAAGGGTAGATCCAACTGCTTTTGCAAGTTTTTCTATACCCATAAATACTTTATCACTAGCTTCTTTACCAAAGCTTAGATTCTTAACTATTGCGTCTGCCATAATTTAATTTGATTAGATTGAATTGTATATTGTATATATTACTTATTTTTGAACGTTTTTACCTGCCTTGACCTCTATAACTTTTTTTATATAGTTTTGAGGATTTGGAATTTGACGTTTTACTTTTAGCGTGAATGCCTGGTCTTTTTGGTTTTGAATCTAATGCCTTTTCTACTTTGTTAATTACTTTTGCCATTTTAAAATAAATTATATTCTACTATAATACCGTATCCTGATGGGTTGTTTGGCTGCGCAAAGTATTGTCCACCTAAACTAAACTTAGGAAATTCTAATAATAATGTTCCGTATATATATGGATCAACTAATGTTGCGTTTATAGTTTGTATACCTACATATCCGTGTATTTCCGGTTTTTTCCACCACCCAATTGCTTTGTCTTGCACAACTATAATTTCATCTTTTTTAGAGATGATTTCTTCTTTTATTTTAATAACCTCTGTAAGCTCTACAATTTGCTGATGAAGCACGTCAATTTCTTCTTCCTTTAATTCTAAATGCTTTTTACACAAATCTCCTTTAACAATATCTTTAACTACTTCTCTAGCGGTTTTCTCATTTAATACTATCTTTTTTATAGTATCTGTCTGTGAAAAACTGTTGAAGCTTACTAAAAGCAATAGTATCGATAACTTTAATTGTGTCATGTTCTAATTTTATTAATGTTTTTTGTTTCTCTATAATAATGTCTTTGTGAAATTTCAAACTATCCAGTGCTTTCCAGTGTGATTCCTCTTTTTGCTCTAACGCTTCAATTTCTTTTTCAAGACGTTGTTTTTCTATGAGCAACTCGTTTTTCTTCTCTATCCCATAAATAAGAAATAAGGCAAAAAACAATATTAAGATGGAGCCTAACCATTGTTGTTTTATAAATTTACTTATATGGTACATAGCTTGTTTTTCCTCCTTGCTTAACAGCTTTTAATATTTGCTTGCGTTGTTTACCAGTTGATTCGTAAGACACATGTACCCAGTCAGGGTTTTTATCTGTACCAAACTCCCATATTAATTGATCAAAGCTTAAGTTGTTTTTAATATAGTTGAATATCTCTGCGTTTGCAATAGCCGTTCCGTCCATGTCAATATCAATAGCTTCTCCTGTACAATGCTGTGAAGATGAAGCTCCTCCAATTGCTTTATTTAAAGCCGCACTTCTATAACCAGATGAAATATGAATTGGCTTTCCAAAATGCTTTCTAATAGGCTGAAATATATTCTCAGCTAATTTTTTAAAGTTTTCAATATGTTCTGGAGTTGGCATATTACTAACTCCTTTTCTTTTAGCGGTTTCTGATCTCATTACTTCCGCTAATGATAGATTTTCTGATAGTTGCATTATTGTTTGTTTTTAGTAAATTTATCAATTGATGTAAGACCAAGTGCTCCAAAAGCGAATAGAGCTACTGATTCAACCAGCATGTCTGATGGCTTGATTGATTCATGGCTGAATGTGTTGGCAATTAAAGCTGCTACTAATGCTACAACGCATAAAAGCCCTGCTACTCTTTTAGATGAAATTCTATTTGTCTCATCACTTACTAGTTCTTTCCAAAATCCCATATCTTATTTTTTAATTGGTTTTTTAATCGGTTTTTTTGCCGGTGTTGTTTTCTTTACCGGAGGTTTTCTTTTTTTAACAGGAACTTGAGCTTCCTTTTTATCTTTTAAAAATTTCATTACAACGTTAGCTAAAAGAATAAACGCTAATGCCAATACACCTATCATAAAGTTAGAGAATGTCTTTAAGAGATCTTGTATTTCTTTAACTAATGTAGCTCCTTCCGAACTTTGTAGATCTATAAGAGCGTTCGTGTCGTCCATGATTGGATTAATAAGATCATCAACCTCCCCAGAACTGATTATAGAGCCCGTAATTGCAATATTTTTGTTATCGTCTACATTATCTATAAGTTCATCAATTAACTCGTCTGCGTCCTTTATTTGATCATTTACTCTATCTACGATTTTTTGTTCTTCGGGGCTCATTTCACATTTCAAGTACGCGCTCCAAACTGAATCACGAGTAACTCTCCACTTTTTAATATCTTTTAAGTTTTCTTTTACTTTCTCAACTTTAAATGTTCCTGTAAAGTTTGATTGAATTGGTGTTCCATAATAATCAAAAGATTTAGACAACCAAGGTTGAGGTTCTAAATTATTCTTAACAAGTCTGTCTGAAGTTTCATGTATCTTGTCATTTACCCATTTACCATAAATAGCTACACTAATCATGATTACGGTTAATGCAATCATTGGTATATTCTTATTCATTATTTCCTCGTTGTTGTTTTACGCTTTGTAGGAGGATTTTTGTGTGTAATCTTCCCTTGCCTTGCATTTGATATAAAATTAGATGGATCATCTGAAAAAGATCCAGATATTTTTGTTATTCCCTTTAATAGCTCTGGAGAGTTTAATCCAACTAGTCCATATAAAACAGCTTTTAGCATAGAATTCATTTCAAACTGTTCCATTATAAACCAAGCTATACTAGAAGCTATCATTGCAGCAGATATATTTTTTATAACAATATTAACCGGCGTTTCCTCTTCTGATACAACCAATCTTGCCACCATACCCGCTGCTCCTATTAAAGCCACTATCCATCCCCCTTTTAAAAATTTTGGTATAAATTCTTCTAAGTTAGTACTCATATTTATTTTTTAAATTTACAATCCAGTATTTTTTAATCATACTAACTGCCACCATTATTCTTCTTGTTCTGTTGTCTTGCCTTTCTTCTTATTTAATACCCAATCAAATATTTTCATTGAGGTATATATTATAGATATTAACAATAGTACAACCTTTAATATTGCTTCTAAATTTGTAAAGCTAATCATTAGGGTTAATATGTTTAAAGCGTAAACACGAAGGCTACATTGATCCATTATCTTATTAATTTATTAATATATCTAACTGTTTCCTACTCATTAGTCTAATTGTACCCAAGCTCCGTTTAAATAACAATATATGTGTTTTGTAATTGTACCTACAACAGCTATCATGCCCTCTTCTTCAGAACCTATAAACGGAAAACTATTTAAAGGAGTAAGTTTTAATACACTAGTTATATCAACTAATCCAGTAGAAAAATCTCCCCCAATTAATGGTGTTCCATAAAAATTTGATATATATAATTTATTGTTTTCCGTTGTAGGAACCCCTGGCCCTGCGTTATAACCAATATATACATTCCCACTTGAAGAGTTTGTAGCATAATAACCACTACTAGCACCTATAGCAATATTATAAATACCAGTTTCTACTGATACTAAAGCATTCGCTCCTACAGCAACATTATAACCTCCTGTTTGTGTGCCAGTTAAAGCGGAAGAACCAATTCCAACATTATAATTAGCGGAAATGTTTGAATTTAAGGCGCTTTGTCCAATGGCTACACAATGATCCCCCTCTTCGTTCAACGCAAGTGCATTTGTTCCTATCGCTGTATTTAATTGACCCCCAATATTTGAACTTAGCGCATTTAATCCCATTGCGGTATTTTGTCCACCTACTGTATTATCTTTTAAGGCATTAAAACCAAAAGCAGTATTATGATAACCTGAAGTTGTTGATTTAAGAGCAAATTCTCCAAATGTTGTATTTGTAGATAAATTACCTTTACCATTATTCCAAACAGTTAAATCAGTTGCATTGTATTCTAACCAAGGTATTAATGATCCCGCAGGCCCTTGTGGTCCAGTAGCTCCTGTTGCACCTGCTACCCCTTGAGGTCCTTGAGGTCCTGTTGGTCCCGCAACCCCGGTTGCTCCTGTTGGTCCTTGTGGTCCTAATGCTCCTTGGGAAGCTAATAATGCCCAGTGTGTAGTATCTACAGATGGATTAGTAGTTCCAGATGTAGCTAATATACAAAAGTAAGAAGCTCCGCTATATCCTACAGCATCATCTGCTACATAAGAATTTCCAGATACCCATGATCCTTGCCAATTTAATCCCGTTGGTCCTACTGGTCCTGCTGCACCTTGTATTCCTTGTGGGCCTGTTTCGCCTGCTGGTCCTTCTGCACCTGCTGGTCCTTCTGGGCCTTGCGGTCCTGCTGCTCCTGAAGTAGCAAGCAAGTTTATAAAATCAGATACTAAAAATGATTTTGTTGGTTCTCCAACTTCAACCGTTTTTGTACCAATAAGTAAATCGCTTGCTTCAATTTGAGCGATTGGATAACTGTATACTATTGCCATAATTTATTTTTATTTATTGTTTTTATTTTTTATTACAATACCTCTACTGCATATCCAAGTTCTTCGTAATTTGCTTTAGCATAAAACTCTGCACTTGATAAATCCTGCATTTTTCCTTCTACTAATTCAACAACTATATTTGATTGCGGAACGTCTGTAGATAATGTGCTCCCACCTGCTTCGTATGTTGCTAATGAATCGTATGTAGCCGATGCAATTTCTAAGGTTACACCATTTGCTCTTGCTGAATATTCAAGTCTTGCATAAACACTTGGCAACTCAATTTCTGTTCCCTTAATTAAAATCTTTTTGTCTGCCGTAGCACTTACTAATAATCCCATTTTTATTTATTTATTAATTATTAACCTATGTATGTCCAACCTGTGGATTTGTTTATATATAATCCCTCAACAACGTCCGTGCAATAAACCATCAAACCTACTGCCGGCGATGCTATCGCTAAACGTTGTGCATTTGTCATTCTCGGAGGTAAAAATCCTTGAGTTGTTGATTCAACTTGTAATTTTGCCGATGCTACTGGGGCAGTTGTTCCAATTCCCACGTTACCACTAGAATTTATAGCTAACCCAACAATAGGTGTTCCAGCAGTTCTAACTCTTAATTGTATTCCACCACTTGATGCACTATCCCATACACTATCTAATTTTGTAATCTCTGTTCCTCCACTATCGTGCCATAGATGAGTACCTAATATGTTAATATTATTAGAATTACCAAGTTTAAGATATGCATCGAATGTTGATGTTGAACCTATAATTTTAATAGCTCCATCTTTTATCTCCAACTTATCACTTGGAGCAGTTGTTCCAATACCTACGTTACCGTTATCTAAGAAAGTTGCTACGCTTGTTCCTGCGTTATTTGCAACGTTAAAAGTTGATGTTGGGTATGTACCTCCATCCCCATTTACTAATCTCCAAGTATAGCTACTGTTTCTATCAAATGTAATAGTCGGAGCTGCGCTTCTAACATTAACAGACCCACTTACATCTAATCTTACTGTTGGACTAGTTGTTCCAATACCTACATTCCCCAATCCATTAGTAACTAACAAATCAGCACTATCCGCGCTATTCCTAACTCGTAAGGCTATATCGGTAGATAATGCTCCTTGTGCTCTTACGTCAAGTCTTGCTCCTGGCGAAGTTGTTCCAATTCCAACGTTACCGTTTAAATAAGATTGTCCTGTAACTCCTAAAACAATTGGACTTCCAAAGGCTGTTGTTCCGCCAATATGCATTCTACCACTAATAGCTGCGTTTCCACTTACTACTAATCTTTCTCCAACTGTAGTTGTTCCAATACCTACGTTTCCTGTTGAGGTAATACGCATTCTTTCTGTATTGTCCGTTCTAATAGCAAGCGGATGTGTTGTTAACGTGCCAATCAATCCAACTCCCCCAGAATTAACTATTCTAACAGTGCTTGTCCCGTCGCTTACATTAAATCCACCTCTAACATCTAATAATGTAGTTGGACTTGATGTTCCAATACCTAATCTATTATTAGTATCATCCCAAAAGAAATTAGCATTATCTTGAGCTATTGTTGTCCCATTTGAGAATAATACTGAGCCACTTGTTAAACTTGGTAAATTAAATTTTCCATTAAACACACTCCAATCAGCAGAACTTAATGCCCCTCTATTAGTTGCCGAAGCCGTTGGTAAATTAAACGTATGTGTATCAGTAGCAGATGATATATTAAAATCTGTACCTGATGTTCCAACTGCAAAATATTGTACTTGAGAAGTTAATCCATTTAATGCGGTTAAACCTGTTGTAAATGTTGTAAGAACCTCACAAAGATTTCCATTCTCTGTGTGTAAGGTTATAGTTCTTCCTCCTGTAATTACATAAATACGAATTGCTAATCTATCCGTAATAAGTAATGAAGTTTGGGGCATAGGAATTGAAGTAAAGTATTGGTCAACAGTTGTGCCATTTGTAATACCTTCAGGATTTGCTGAACCACTTGCAACAAGTGTAAAAACATTTGTAGCACTAACTTTATAGATTTCGCCATAAAATTGTGGGCTACCTCCTGATGCACTTGATTGAAAATAAAGCTCTAAATTCCAATTACCTCCCGGTATATTTAAAAATGAAGGGTCTCCTGCGTCAGTTAGGAATGATGCAATATACCCATTACCTGCACCATTTGTTCTTATAAAATTAGTACCTGCTCCAAGTATTGGAGTTTTACTCATTTGATAATAAGTATCTCCTCCAAATGTACCTTGAGAAATACTACCGTTAAGGTAATAATTAACCGATGCACCCCCACCTGTTGAATTTGGAAAATTAGCTAATGTTCCATCCCCCCTAACATATTGCGACACCGTTCCTGCACCTGTAACTGCTATTGTTCCTGATCCAGTAACTGGACTACTTGAAACAGTAAATGCGGAAGGCATTGATAAGCCAACCGATGTTACAGTTCCTACGCTCCAAGATCTATCCGTAGTTAAATCGTAAGCAGTTCCGTTTATAGTAAGCGTTCTGCTTGTTGGTACACCACCTAAGCCTGCTAAAGTATAAGTAGGCACATTCAAAACTCCCGCTGTTAAAGTGGATGATCCGGAAGAACCAGTTGTTGTTAAAGAAGTAAACGTAGCTGTTGGTGGGGTTGGTATATTTAGCACATTTGCTATTAATGTAGCAGCACCCGTTCCAGTTGTTGTTAAACTTGTTATTCTATTTGTATATGCGGTATCCCAATTTGATTGAGATGATGTTGTTGGTATGGAATATCCAGATGTTAAACTGAATACGCCAGTTGTATTTGTATATGTTAATCCGGTTGCTGCAGAGCTTAATGAGGTTAACAATGCAATCGTTCCCGTAGCATCTGGAAAATAAAACGTTCTACTTGACGTTAAATTTCCAGTTGATATTTTAGCGTTAATTGAATTTGTTTTATTTAGATATAAAGTACCCTGCTCCATAGAAAGCAACGTATTTGTTAAAGGGTCTTTTATAACAAATAAGTTATCAGTAGAACTAATCTTAGCATAAGCACCTTCAACAACGTCCCAAATGCCTAATGTACCTATATTTGCATCTATAATAGACGTGTTACCTGCGGTTAAAACCTGGTTTAAAGTTGGTGTTGGAGGTGTTCCACCGTATTGTGGTATATTTAATGTATTACCTATTAATGTAGCTGCTCCTGAAGATCCAGTTGTTGTAAGTGTTATTTGTCCTTGGTAAACTGGTATGTTTAATACATTATCTATTAATGTAGCAGGGCCACTTGTTCCTCCGTTACTTAATATTAAATCTCCTGTATTAATAAAAGTTTTTAGTTGTCCAAGAGTAAAGTTCTTAGTTATCTTACGGACTTTACCATTATGTAATGTGGTAGCCGTTCCCACAAGCATGTCGGAATTTAGTAAGTCTTCATTTTCTTGGTAACTGTATATTATTGCCATTAATTTCTATTTAGCAGTTCCACTTATCAAGTGCTAATTTTTTTCTTGTTGGTTCACCATTTGGTTTTTTCAAAGGACCTGGCATACCAGACATCCTTGCGCAAAATGATTTTCTACGCTTTGCATCTTTACTGCCTGGTTTCAATTCCGATGGTTTTTTAGTTACCGCAGTTTGTAATTTACTTCCTGGATTTTCTCTTCTATAGCTCGCTACACCTTTTGCATTTAATCCACCTGTTTCTGACTTCCCTTCTTTACGAGTCCACTCGGCTGTTTTATGTTTTTTTTTCTCCATTTTTGTTTTTAATTATTGCTTCACACATATTATATAAAAATTCTTTGGTTGCATTAGATTTAAATACATTTGCAGCTCTGCAAACAAATTGAACATTCCCCTCAATGTATTCTTTATTTGAATCTATCCTATCAATTGATGCATTAGTTGGTATATTGCCATTTCCTAATATCATAGTAAGTTCCCAGCCGGTAAGTGCGCATTTTCCATTTTGATTACTCCATATTTTTTCTAGATCATCAATCGACAAGCATGCGTTTTTCCTTTTGACTGCTTTAGCTCTTAAGTACGTAATGAATGATCTAACAGATCTTGTTCTCCTAAACGCAGTAAATTGCAATTTTTCATCACCCCAGGTTTTCTTATGATAGCTTTTCATTTTATATGATATACAGCTTTTGCACCAGGATTGATATTTTGGTGAACCATCAGCTTTTTTGCCCGTAGTATAAAAATCAGATAATTCTAAGTGTTCTTTACATTTGCTACAAACCTTCATTAATCTTTACCTTCTTTACGTGTCCAAGCAGCAGTTTTTTTAAGTGGTGATTTACAACTAGCACATCTTCCACATGCACATTTAGCTTTCATATTAATTGTATACTTTTATTTCAATACATATAGGGTATGGTATAATGTCATTTTGAAAGTCGCCTGGATCTTTCATTGTATTTAATTCAATGAAAGTCTCATTTCCTTGATCAAGTCTAAAAAAATAGCCTCTATTCGTTGGTGTGCCAGATCCGTCAATAAATTGATTAAAAGTAGCATAACCGTCATTACTTAGTCTTGCTCCGTTTATAAATGTTTTAAGATTATCAAATAAATCAACAGAATGTATTCCATATCTACCATCTTGTATATATTGAAACCATATATTACCAATAGTGTTCTCTAGTACTGTTGCAACAGGGGTTCCGGTATTATACGTAAGTAGAACTCCAGGATCGTTTGGTAATGTTCCAGCCGTTGTACATATAAATGAGGTCCCTATATTGCTATTTGGAGCCCCAAATACCGTTAAATCAACATCATTACTATTATCGGAAATATAATAAGTTATACCTAACGTTATAGGACTTTCCGCTCCAATACTATATGGATCATCCCCACCACTCTGCGTTAATAAAGCAGTAAATACTTTGTAAGGTTGCACACTATCCGCAACATCTTGCATTGTGTACCATTGTTGCATATCTTGTAATGCTTGACTACCACCATATGTAGTGTTAGTTCTTTTGTCTACCATAAAGACTTTCTCGTCTGCTGGAATAATTGCCATATCTTTTTATTTTTTAGTTATTTTTTCTTTTTAATTTTTTTTGCTTCTTCAAGCATAGCTTTAGTTGGTTTCTTACCAGATCCTTTATTATCTCTAATATTATCCCATAAACCTCTTTCAGACATAGATCCATCTGCTCTTCTAATCATTTCTTTAAACGGCGAAATAGTTGAAGCATCACCAACCCAATATCCATTGTGTCCTTTAACACCCAATCCCTGAGGGCCTATACCTTTTCTTTGCATGTTATTTTATTTTATAGTTCTTACCACTTTCCTTTTTAGTGCCCTCTCCCTCATTACCTCTATTCTGCTTCACTGATTCAAATCTGCCATCTTCATGATCATAGTCCATACCTTTACCATTAGGGTGTTTCCTATGCATTCTTTGCGCATGGGCTTTCTTTGCCGTTCTATCATCCGTCTTAGCATATGCCAAATCTCTCACCGCTTTAGCCTTCGCCGCTTTCGGTGATAATTTCTGTTTCAATAAAGGAGATTGTGATCGTAATTTAAAAGCCATAATAAACCAGTTTGGTATAGTTTATACAATTACGTATATCACTCCATATTTACAGTGTGACGTTAGCCCACTACTTAATAATATAACTACCTAATGTCGCATTATTCGTTTAAAAATTATAATTTAATGATGTGCATTTATTATAATAAGTGTACCCAATAAGGTATATTATACACTAAAGCGTATAATATCATACCCCATAAGGTATAAAAAAAAATATTATAAAAAATTTTTTGGAGTAGGGGTATTTTGGAAAAGCGTTGCAAATATATAAGTAAGGGGCTACATACTTATTTCTACTTAGTTCGCTTAAAAAGGAAACGCGTTTGGTTTACCCGGGTCCCCTGAGTTTTCATGTAACATATCAGATCACCTATTAGGCATTGATGAATCCTGCAGAATGTTTGGGAATAGTTAGGCGTAACAACTGTGCTGTGCGTTGCGATGGTGTTCAGTGATGACGATTGATCATGTGTGATGGATGATATAATATAATGAATGATGCTGATCGGTACCCTACCTCAACACGCTGTAATCATTGGGAATGACAAGCGAGCGAAGCGAGCAACGCGAAGCGTGTATAGCACTTACAGTCCGAGTACGGTTGGTATTTGATAATATAAGTGTAACAAATAATAAATATACTATGAGAAAGTTTAAAAACACGGGAGAGATTATATTGTTCTCTTATCAAGCAGCGTTAACTACTATTGCTATCTACGGAATTGTTAGGATTGCAATCGGTGTAATCATGGGAGAGTTCAACAACGTATCCTTTGGAATGATGGGGTAACCTCAACACGCTGTAATCTTATTAAGCGAGTGAATTACTTACAAACTAAATACGACAAGTATTTGATAATATAAATGTAAACAAATAACAATAACAATTAAAATTTAATATTATGAACAACAAAGAATTATTAGCACAAGCTATTGCAAAACTAAGTCAAGAAGAATTGGCAGCAATCTATCCACCAATCGAAAGAGCAAACTTCGTAGTACGTAAGTCATGGTTCGGTAGAAACCAAGTAATCACATTCGTGAACAACAAGAATCAAAAAGTAACTTACAATCACGATGAGGTATTGAAAGTAATGCTACCTAAGCTATCTATCATGCCATGCTGGATTAAGCGTGAGTACTGGTCACAATCAACCGATATGCCAAGCAATGTGAGACATTTGGCTACGATTGAACAGTTGGAAGTAGTAGCTGAATAAGCTGCTGCTGCAACCTCAACACGCTGTAGTCATTGATCGCTCTTATTACAAAGCAAATACGGCTCCTGTATGATAATATAACTGTAACAACTAATAAACTATAAAGAATATGAAATTAAAAGCAACAGACAAAGAAATAGTAGCAATAATGGTCCTTATACCAGCATTATTTGCACTAGGATTGTATCTAGGATACCAACAAGGAGTGATTGAACACAGTGCGCATTGTACAACAGTGTTCCTAAAGTAAATATGCGACGTTAGCCTGTTATTTTATTAGTTTAATGAGCTAATGTCACACTTTTACAAAGTGTTCCATCGGAACAACCCGGGACGGGTGTATAGCATACAGCCCAAACACGGTCTTTTTTTGATAATATATATGGTCTGGCTTTGAAATATAGTCGAAAGAGTAGACTCCGTCCTACACCATACCCAAATTCTACGATTTTTAGGTAAAACGCGTATAGCAAATCCGCTAAAACCCCTTACAAGCCGAGCACGAACTCAATTTGATAATATAAATGTAACAAAATAACATTAATAACAACAAAATGATGAAAAATAGAGTAAATTTTGATAATTACTTGACAAATAGAGAGATACTCTATAATAACCCCCTTAACTTTTTTTCGAGTAAATGAAGTTCAACCTCTTTACAAAACGAATACGAAAGTAAAATGATAATATAAATGTAACAAAATCAAGTAAAACTATGAATTATAAATTAGTAGAAAGTAGAGAAATAGTATGGTGCGAGAACGACGATAGATATGTGTTGATTTTTCGCTCAAATGACGAGATAATTGGGTTAAATTGGATGCAAGGTGACGATTTAGAGTTATTTAAGGAAGTATATTCAATGATTGACCCTGACTTAACCGACTTTTACAATGCTATTGAACCGTATCTAGACGAAAGAAATGACGAGATAGGTAAAATCAACGCTGCAATATGGGCATACTTTGAGTATAGAAATTTAAGAGATTAAAGATTTTAAAAAAATAATAAATATGAAATATCAAGTAAAAATAACCGAGTATTTAAGTAAAATAGTTGAAGTAGAAGCGGATGATGAAATTGACGCAAGACTATTAGCGGAAGAAATGTATTGTGGCGAAGAAATAGTATTAGACTATAATGACTTCGATGATGTTGAATTTGAAATATATAATGGTTAATTATGGAAGAATATAGCGATTGTTGTGGTGCAGGTAGACACCATATATATGATGAATTGTGTGGCGATTGTTTAGAACACTGCGAGTTTACCGATTGGGATGGTGAAGATGAAGATTTACAATCCTAATACGAATGTAAATTGATAATATAAATGTAAATAAAAATATAACTATGAAAACAAAAAAAGTATTAAACTTATTAACTAAAGAAGTACAAGCTAAAATCCTTAATAATACCATTAACGATTGGGATAACGATAACCCTGATGTTGCATTAGGTTTTTATTATTATAAATTAACTCGCAAGTTTGACCGTCAAGGTTTATGTGGTTTCTTTAGATTTGATAATACCCCTGAAGGTTTTACATATTGGGTTGAATTAAACGACGCGTTAGTAAAAGCAACATTAACAAAATAATAATTATGCAAACAGAGTATAGAATAATAGCGTATACGCATCCTTTAAGACCAGAGTTAACAATGTACAAATGTATGATTGGTGGCAATGGCATACACTCACAACACTTATGTGTAGTTAATGAATGGCGTACCGACCAAATCAAGAACAAGTTCAAGCACTCTAAAATTGCTGAGCTAAACTATAATGCAACGGTATCTTTCTTTGACAATAGTAATACAAGTAAAGACTAACTTACAATCTAAACACGATAACAAATTGATAATATTAATGTAACAAAATATAACAACTATGAAAAAAATTAAATTCCTTAAGAACCAATTAATACGTATCGACGGAGTATTATACACTCCATATCTTGTTGGAGATTTACCACCCACGTTTGGCTTCATCTTTAACGCTGACAAAGAGCAAGACGGTATCACTGAGTTTTTTAATCACAAAGGTTTCACTTATATAAGAAAATAATATGGCAAAGAAAATAACAATGGATTCAGTGCATGCTTTTTTAGCAAGCAAAGAATTTAAACGAGAAAACATGGAAGTAAATACAAATGGTGATGTAACCTATCTTAGATTATGGGGTAATACCATTGCAACTAAAACAAAAGACGGTAGAATATATATTGACTCCTGCGGTTGGTATACTAATACAACAAAAGAGCGGTTGAATTACTTACTGCAATTGTTAAACGGCAATTATAGAATTAATCAAAAGAATTGGTTGTGGTATATCAACGGTAAACAATGGAACGGTAGTAAAATATTAATAGAAGGATGGGAATAATAAAAAATAATATGATAGTAATAGCGAACAACATGAAAGAAGCGTGCCAATATCTTGAAGAAAAGAAAGCACGTAACAGAGCAAATAGAATCAATGCAGTGAATATTGATGGCTTATGTAAGAGTTTTACAAGTGAAGATTATAAACAAGTGAAGACTAAAATGAAGGGTGCAGCGAATCGTAAAGCTAAAACCTTTAGTGTGACTAGACTATGGAACCATAATAACTTAACACTATCTGATATTAAAAATAAATATTAATGAAAGAGCAGTATATTAAAATGCGCAACGAAAACCGTATTGATGCGGCTGTGCTATACACGTTTGCTCGTGAGCAAGGCTTTGACGGTGACATCAATGCTTTCATGATGGCAATGCAATTCATGAATATTGAGGAGATGTTTAGTGCAATTGACCGTAAGTTTGAGTTGACCTTATTATTCGATAAAAACAATAAATTCATAAAAATAATAGAATAAATATGACAAAAGAAAAACTAGCATTTAAAGAAGCGGAAGCATTCGAAATATGGATGCGTGAAACCGTAAGGTCTGTACACTATGCAGATAATGAAAAAATGACAGAAGCCTATGCCCGAGTGTTTAACAATACATTAGAACTAACTATATATGAGAGTACTGACAAGAAAGGAAGAGAACCTAATTAAATTAGCTATCTTTGAAGCAAATGAATTATTAGCGGATCAAATTTATCGCGACTTTGGTGTAAACCTTAAATGCCAAACCAACGAGCAACAACATAAAATGCAAGAAGTCTTTGAAGTATTGTATACAACTCTTGCCGATATTGTAGAAGATCATGGAGCCTTACAGTCCAGATACGAATAACAAACGATAATATAAATGTAACAAATAAAATATAATAAAATGGATAAAATAAACGAATTATTTGAATGCCAAATAGGTGATGCAATAAATGCTTTTCCAAGTGTATTCAGCAAAGATGATGTAGTAGATATATTAAGTAAATTACGAACTAATGTATTATATGCTGCAAATGAAATAAAATCTACTACTGGTATTACTGAAGAACAATTCCAAGAATTTAATTCAAATGTACGTGAAGCATTAGAGCGTGTGCTTTACGATAGTGATCAAATTGTAGATACTCATTCAGCAGAATTTAGTATTGATTATGATAATCGTATATCTATCGACAATGTAAGTGTAAACACAGATTTTATTACAGAAGAATTAGATGAGATTATGTTAGACAGATTTCAAGAAGCATTTGGTGAATTAATAATTGAAACAAAATAATAATATGAATTTAAGTACTTTATTTAGCGAATTATCTTTAACTGGCGGATTCAGTTATAATGCAACAACTGGCTCATTCAATCCATCAACTGGATATATGGTTAGTCTTGCAGGTTTCGAAGAACAGTTTTATTTTGATGACTTTGAAAACAAAGATATTAAACAATACTTTGTAAAGCATGTAAAACAATTATCCAAAGACGAATCATTCCTAGGCGGATGGGTTGATGGCAAACAAGTATTTTTAGATATTAGTATTAATATTGACGATCTTGAGACTGCAATATATACCGGTATAATTAATGATCAAGTAGCGATATTTGATTGCGCAAATCAGCGAGCAATTACATTGCCATCACCTCAACGGTCTGGCACAATGACACAAAATAAAACGTATAACTTAATGAAAGCCAAGGAGATGACATACCTTATTGAATCATCTAAATTAGTAACCAATTAAATTAAATAACTATGACAAATGTAAACTTAGTTGAAAGACTAACTGTTGATAGTAGCGCGATTTCAGAAGTGTCTTATTATCCAAATGTTGAAAGACTTTTTGTATTATTCAAAAACGGTAGAGAGTACGAATACTTTAATGTACCTACTCATGTTGTAAATGGTTTAAGAGAAGCCCCATCTAAAGGTAAATTCTTAAACAAATACGTATTAGCTTTCTACAGATTTAAGAAAGCATAGTTGCTATACACGTTGTACATAACGTGTTAGTTGGCCGTGCTGGCGTTACGTAAATATTACCAATCTTGATCAGAGGGTTGTAACGGAAAGGGGAATAAAGAAAATAACCGGTTCCCTGGTCATCTAAGAACTAAGTGCTGGGCTAAACGGATCTGTTTCAGTCTCCGGGCATTGTCACAACCGACGGGTTTTGGGGTTCGATTCCTCTTTTAGTTCCAAATTAAGACTCACAGTCTAAACACGAATGTTAAATGATAATATTAATGTAACCAATTAAATTAAACTATGAATATATTTTATCTGTCCACAGATCCTGAAAAAGCGGCTAAATATATGTATAACAAGCATGTAGTAAAAATGATCCTAGAATCCGCACAATTATTATGCACTGCTCACATTATTTCTGATGGTGAAAACGCAAATGTACCTTACAAAGCAACTCATAAAAACCATCCATCAGCAATATGGGCTCGTGAATCAATATCTAATTACGTATGGTTATATGACCACATGATTGCGTTAGGTAACGAATATACACGACGTTATGGCAAAAAACATTTAACTATATTAAAATGTAGCGGTGCATTATGCAAAGTTCCAAATAATATTACTAAAGTTGATTTAACACCAATGCCACAATGCATGCCTGATCAATACAAAGTTCCCGGCAATAGCGTTGAAGCTTATTGGAATTACTACGAAGCTGAAAAAGTTAATGTAAAAAATGCAAACGAATCTGTAATAACTAGACCCGCAGTATTATGAAGCCAGAAGACAAAGCTAGAGAATTAATGCTAATATATTATAGTTTAATACCAATGAATACTATTAGTTTTGCTAAACAATGTGCATTAATAGCAGTTGATGAATTAATTTATGAAACACACTTCGAAGTTCCAAATATTAGACAAAGATATTGGATTGATGTTAAAAAAGAAATAGAAAAGTTATGATAACAGACGAAATAAAAGAACGAGCAAAAGACAAAATGTGGGCTAAGTATTTCCACCTATTAAATGAAAGTATGGCAGGAGATCTATTCTGGAGTGTAGATAAAGACCGTCAAGAACAATTAATGGAAGCCCATTTAAAAGATCAAGAAGTATATAGTTATATATTAAGTTTAATAGAAAAAGATAATAAATTATGACAAGAACAAAAGATTTAGTAGATCAAATGATGGAATATGAAATGGGTATGCTTAGTGATCCAGAAACATTAGAAATGTTTTCTACAATTACAAAAGAGAAAATGCAATACAGTTTGCAAGGTCATTATGGTAGAACAGTTACGGCTTTAATAGTTGATGGATGGTTAGATAGACATGGTAATATATTAAAAGAATTAGAATAATATGACAACATATAAAAACAGATATTCCGATATATTTACATTCACTGAAGATGATCATCAAGACGTCTTATGGGAAGGTAATTTTGAATTTTGCAGATTAAGTTATCCTAATGATTATTCTAAAGCATACAATGCTTATGTTCATGATGGAGGCAATCTTAGTTTTAATGAATTTAAAAAAGCTGTGCATGAATGGGATGATGAAACTAGTAGTCATTACTATCCTGAGTATGTAGTAATGGTTGAATCTTTGAAAGATAAAATTGATATGATTGATCCTAGTGGCGGTCCTTACATTAATATAGGTATGTCATTAAATAGTTTTGGTTTTAAAGACTATATAGTTAAAGACTTTCAACATATTGAAACAGGATATAAAATTATTACAGAGAAGTGTGCTTACTGTCATTTGGCAGGTAATAAACATAAAATGGGATGTGAAACCCGCAAGATACAAATACATTTACAATCTGAACACGAATAACAATTGATAATATTAATATAAAAAAAATAATATGACAGAAGAACAAATTGAGCAATTGGCTGAAGCAGTATTCCAAAAGATATTAGCCAAGCAAGAAGAGTGGGAGAATCAATTCTACGTTAAAGCTGATAGAGATCAACTAATAGCGGATATAGTAAGGCTTAATGTATTTAAGGCAGAAGCCGTGGAAAACGAGGACTATGAAAAAGCCAGTGAAATACAAAAAGAAATAAATAAATTGAGAGAATCATTAAACAATAAAAAGCTAGAGTAGTTAGATATGCGACACTAGCTAATTAATATATTAAAGTAATAGGCTAATGTCACATTTGCTATACACATAAATAAATTAAAAACAAACCATTATAATATATAAATTATTTTATATATAACTAATTAATAATCAACAAATAACAAAATAAATGTTTACAGTTAATGTAAATCCCAGTGTAAACACGTAATAATATAAATATAACCAAATGGAAATAGATATGAATATAACGAGTTGGTCTACTAAAGATCTTGAAGCATTATGTATACCTGAAAATCATAAGATTACTTTTGATGGGTTTGAATACTGGTGGTTACATAAAATACACGGGAACAAATGGGAATTGCATTGTATTAATGGATTTGATAACTGGAAAAAACCTTATAGTTGGCTTAATGAATGGCTTTACAAATGGAGTCAAGAATTAACTATTAGGAAAATAGAAGCATCATCAGCATATCTTAATAAAATGAAAGAATCTTTAGAATCTACAAAACAAGTTATGGAAATAAGTAACAATAAAAGATTAAAGACTAAAGATAAAATTAAGATGATACAAAAACTATTACCAGAAGAATCAATAACCTTTATAGCAAATGTACTTAATATAAGTAGACAAGCTATTCATAGACACTTGTAATTATGAATGATTTAAAAAAAATTAAATATTTAGAATATCAAAAACAATATAGATTAAATAATAAAGTTAGAAAAAAAGAACTTGATAAAATTTATAAAGAAAACAATAAAGAAAAAATAGCAGAATATAAAAAGCAATATTATGAAAATAATAAAGCAAAACTAAATGCTTATGCAAATAATTATTGTAAACAAAAAAATAAATTAAATATTAATTTTAGATTAACTAAAGTGTTAAGAAGCAGAATATATTATGCGGTTAAATCAATTGATTGGAAAGGGAATTATAATAGAGAAGAATTATTAGGGGGTGACATAAATATTGTTAGATCTCACATTGAATCATTATTTAAAGAAGGAATGAATTGGGAAAACCAGGGAAAATGGCATATTGACCATATATTGCCTATTGGTGTTTGTGATAATCAAGAAGAGATTATCGCAAGGTGTCATTATAAAAACTTGCAACCATTATGGGCAATAGAAAATTTAAAGAAGGGTTCAAAAACTCACACGATAGAAATTTAGATTATTTAAATAAACACAGAGTGATATATAGAAGAGGACCAATTAATGATCAACCAACACAAGAATATAACTGGGGTTATTTTTATGAACAAGGTACCACTGAATGTTATGAGTTGTTTAGAAGTAAAGCTAAAATACCAACATATAAATCTTTAAAATGGCATTTGTATGTTATATGGTATTTAAATCCTGGCATGGATCAAAATGAGTTTGAGAGCATTGTAAGATATATATGTGATAAAAAGAATGGCTTTGTTACATTTAATGTTAGTGAACAACTATTACAGAATATGATGTATGATGTTTCCTTAAATGATTTAGAAGAACCTCCTTATAATAAAACCCGTAAGATTATATTTAAGGATAACATTGGATTAACTATTAATGAAAAGTTATCTATTGTAGGAAAGATGATTGGTAAGACTAAGAAAGTAACTGAATCAGATATATACGATGCAATGCTATACATGCACGACCTCAATCAAAAAATTACGATCAGCAAATTAGCAACCTATTTTGACTGTACATCAAGAACAATACACAGAAACATGAGTAATGAACTTAAAAAAGAAAAAGAACTATTAAATAACAGTTTATGACATTAAAACAAAGGTTTGAAAATACAATGATCTCATTTTTAATTGATAGAAATCAAGATAAATCAATGCTTGATCATTTTGAAAAACTAACAGATGAATTTGCTATCGAGTTTGCAGATTGGATTAGGGTTTGTAAACTAAAACGTAGACCTTATGATTTTGACAACATAAAAGAACTATTAGAAATCTATAAAAAAGAAAAAGGATTATGAAAAGTTACAACATACCAAACTACATAAGGTACAAAGAAGATATAAAGCAAGTTAACAAGAATAGCCTGTCTGATAATTTTTACGGCTATACCAGAGAAAAACTAATTGCTAAATTTTTACCATTAGTAGAGAATATTGCTAAAAAGTTTTCAACTACAACACAAGCATGTGGAGTATTAGATATTACAGATTTAATTCAATATGGATCTATTGGATTAGTGCAAGCTATTGATCGCATTGATTGGGATACAATAAACAATTCTGACAATAAAGAAAGTGTAATTAAGTCATTCTTATCCAAAAGAATTAAAGGCTCAATCAGAAGAGCTATAGACATTAATAGAGGCTCAATTAAAATACCAGAGCATAAGTTAAATGAAATACGCAAAGATAGCAGCAAGGATCATACATTAGTTGCAATGTTTTTTAATTCTATATTCTTAAGCATTGACGAACAAATGAACGAAAGCGAAGATGACTTATTTATGGTATATCAAATTCCTGATCAATCAGAATTTTATAATATAGAAATAATGAATTCATATCTTACTAGTTTACTTAAAAAACATTTAGATGATCGTGAGTTTGAAGTGTTACGCTTAAGTTATGGATTAGACTGTGATAAACATTCCGCAAACGATATTGCTAGCCGATTAGGCATTGAAGGAGCAAGTGCTTATGTAAGAATTTCAGAGATAAAAAAGCAGGCAATCGCTAAGTTAGTTGCTAACGTCGATTCCTCCCAAGTCCTTGATTTCCTATAACTTAAATGTAAAATGAAGCCAAAATACGTAATTATATTAATATAAAACTAAACCAATTAAATCAAATATATGGCAACAAAAACAAATGAAAAAGAATTAACGCTTAATGAAAAGTTAGCAATAATACAGACTGAGTTTAAGTCTAAAAAGTCGCGATACAATTCATTCGGTAAGTACAATTTTAGATCGGCTGAAGATATTCTTGAAGCAACCAAACCGTTTCTGCTTAGACTAGGCGTATCAGTAACAGTAACAGAAGATTTAACAGGGAGTCCAATGGGCATGTTCCCAATATTAGAATCAACCGCAATTATTAGTGATGGGGTCGATGCTATACACGCTCGTGCGATTGTTGGCGTTGATCTTGATCAAAAAGGTATGCAAATGCCTCAAAAGTTTGGATCAGCATCAAGTTACGGTAAAAAGTATGCGCTTGGTAACTTATTCTTGATTGATGATACGCAAGATCCAGATCATGGAACGTCTCAACCTGAAACTAAGAAAACAACTTTAACTCCTAACGACGATGCTTTTGTTAAAGCAAAAGAGTTTATTGCTAATGGCGGAGCTCTTGCTACAATCAAAAAGAAATACGAACTATCTCCTGAAGCAGAGACCATATTGACTTCTTTATAATATGACTAAGGAGGAAATCTTAGAAAAGTTACGAGAAGATGAGCATTATTATGGTGAGTTTGGTAAAAACTTTTTAAGTAATTCAAACATATCTGCATTACTTACCAATCCATTATTAATGAATGCTCCACAAGATCCCAACCCCAATTTTGTTATTGGTGGTTACTTTCATACGGCTATTTTAGAACCTGATAAATTGCATAAATACAAAATAATAGAAGCAACAACCAGAAATACTAATAAGTATAAAGAATTATCTGGCGGCGAAATTTGTTTATTACAGCATGAAGCAGATAAAATAGAGTTAATGAAAGATACAATGTTAGCTAACGAAGTATGTGCTGGATTAATACGAGGCTTTAATGTTGAGTATGAAGTTCCTGGAATTACAGAATTATTTGGTGCAATGTGGAAAGGCAAAGCAGATATTATAAACCACGATGAAGGTTTAATTGTAGATTTGAAAACAACATCTGACTTAAGTTCATTTCCATATTCAGCAAAGAAATACAACTACGATAGTCAAGCATACATTTATAAGCAACTGTTTGGATATGACATGATCTTCATGGCAATAGATAAAACAACACATCAAATTGGTATATTTGATTGTTCAGAAAACTTTCTTACTAATGGTGAAGACAAAGTCAAACGTGCAGTAGAAGCTTACGATTTATTTTACAGAACAGAGGACTTCGATCCTAAACAGTTCTTAATTACAAAAACACTTAATTAAACATGAAGACCTGCACGTATTGCAAATTAGAATTACCATTAACTGAATTTTACAATCGTCCTGATACAGGCGGATTAAAATCAAGATGCAAAACTTGTGAATGTTTATATTCTAGAGCAAGGAATTATAAAATAACTTTAGATCAAGCGCAATCGTTAATGGACAGTGATAATTGTCATTGTTGTGGGAAAGAAATACTTGACAAGAGATCAACATATATAGATCATTGCCATAAAACAAACAAGATAAGAGGAATATTATGTATGTCTTGTAATTCTGGTATTGGATTTTTAGGAGATAATCTTGAAGGAGTATTAAAAGCAGTAGAATATTTAACTAATAATAAACAATTAAAACTTTAAAAAAATGGCATCAATAGTAAAAGCTAGCATTAATCTTAATGCAATTCCAAAACATAAAATAATTGATGGGGCTAAAGGCAAGTACCTTCCTATAACTATAACAATTAATGATGAAACTGATCAGTTTGGAAATCAAGGACCAATTACGGTTGAACAATCTAAAGAAGAAAGAGATTCTAAAGCGGCTAAGGTTTATCTTGGCAATGTTAAAGTGGTATGGACTAATGGTCAGAATGTTGCTGCTGCACCCAGAACTGATGGTCAAGTTGCACTGGTACAAAGAGCACCTGCTCCAATGGACGATTTACCATTCTAAAAAGTAATTAAATTAAATAGTTAGTTAAGCCCCACAAGTTGGGGTTTTTCTATCTACTATATTCAAATGAATATAAAACAATCAAATATTAACAAATCATATTCAATTAGATATAATGCAAACAGTAGAGATAAATGGTTTTTTGATTGACCAATTCAATCAACATAAGCTTGAAGAAGGGAAGTCTCAAGGTATTTGTCCATTGTGTTCTCATAATAGAGAGCCTAAGCATCAGAAAGCAAAGTGTGCCTCTTATGATTGGGAAAGAGGTATAGGAACTTGCCATAACTGTAGCAAAACTTTTCAACTTCATACATATAAAAGAAAAGGTACAAGCGAAAAAGTATATACTAAACCTGAAGTTACAGAGTTAATTAAACCAACAACTAAAATTGTAGAATGGTTTGCAACAAGAGGTATTTCAGAAGAAACTTTGAATGACTTAAGAGTTACTGAAAGCAAAGAGTTTATGCCTCAAACCGGTAAAGTTGAGAATACAATTAATTTTAATTACTACATTGGAGATGAGATTATCAATGTAAAGTACAGAGATGGCAACAAACATTTTAAATTGTATAAAGGTGCTGAAAAAGTATTTTATAATATAGACAGTACAATTGGTTTTGAATATTGTATTATTGTTGAAGGCGAGATGGATGTGCTTGCGCTGCATGAAGCAGGTATTACTAATGCAATATCCGTTCCTAACGGTGCAACATTACATACAAATAATCTTGAGTACTTAGATAACTGCATTGATTACTTTGAGGACAAGAGTAAAATTATTATTGCTGTAGATTCTGATGCAGCCGGTCAAGCATTACAAACTGAATTAGTAAGACGTTTAGGATCTGAAATTTGTTATTTAGCATCATTTGAAGATTGTAAAGACGCAAACGAATACTTAATTAAATATGGCAAAGAAGCATTATCACAGAGAATTACGCGATCAAAACCAGTTCCGCTTGAAAATGTTACAACGTTTAGAGACATTGAAGATGAGGTTACTGACTTTGTTCGTAATGGATTCAAACCTGGCTTCCAAGTTGGTTTGGATAACTTTGACAGTATTTTTTCTACGTACACTGGTCAATTCATTACTGTTACCGGTATTCCATCTTCTGGTAAATCTGATTTTGTAGATCAAATGATCGTTGGTTATAATGAAAAGTATGGTTGGAAAACGGCATATGCATCACCAGAGAATACTCCTACATATTTACATGCACACAAGCTAATGAGGAAAACGTGGCAAGGAATGCCGACGGTCGCAGACATCAAGACTGAAAAGTGGAACCAAGTAGCGGATCATGTAAATGATAATTATTTCTTTATTGACATGGAACGTTATACATTAGATGCTGTGTTACGTAAGGGTGCTGAGTTAGTTAAGCGTAAAGGAATTAAATGTTTAGTTATTGATCCATTTAATAAAGTACGTGATAATGATGCATCTGGTGATGTTAATGCCTATACTTTAGAATACTTAACTAAGATTGAGATCTTTGCTAAGAAGTATGATGTTTTGGTAATGATTGTTGCGCATCCAACTAAAATGTATAAAGATGCTAAAGGTAATATTGAAGAGCCTACAATGTATAACATTAAAGGTGGTGGCGAATGGTATGACGCTTCATATCATGGCTTATTAGTTCATAGAAATTATGAAGACAAAACCGTTAAAGTTAAAGTATTAAAATGTAAGTTCCAAAACCTTGGAGAGAATGGCGCTGAATGCCATTTCAAATGGGAACCACAGTCAGGATGTTTTCTTCCACATACTCCTATAGTTAATCCTGATGATAAAATGCCCTGGGAATAATGGGCAGTGGATTAAAAAAGAATCAGATAGATATGGGTAATTATATACAATCTGAAAAAGAACAACAAGCTTATATGTGGTGCATACGAAATAATATATTTATAGCTCCTAAACCTAAGAGCGCAACAGAATGGTTTTTAGAAATAACTATAAACGGTAATAAGAATGTAAGCCCATCAGCTTATAAGAAGAATGATATATGGTTACAATTGTATAAGTTCTATCTTTATTACTATGATAAGTATGCAAATAAGATAGAAGTTCAAACAGTAGAGGATCCAAAACAAAAAACAAAAACAAAGCAGAAGATAGATGACACTGCTAATAACTTTAAATTATTTTAAATGGTAACATACGAAGAAGGATACAGAAGATTATTATGGGATTGCTTAACTAATGGCGTTCATAGAAATGACCGTACTGGTGTTGGTTGCAAATCTATATTCAATGCTTCTCTAAAAACTAATGTTTCTAAATACTTTCCAGTTATAACCGGTAGAAAAATGTTTCAAAAAACTTTTGATACAGAATTTGAATGGTTTATAAACGGCGAAACTAATATACAAAGATTTAGAGATGCTGGCGTAAAAATATGGGATGCTTGGGCAGATGATAATGGAGATCTTGGCCCTGTATACGGGCATCAAATGCGCAATTTTAACGATCAAAATATTGATCAGATGCAAATACTTCTTAAACAATTAATAAACGACCCAGATAGTCGTAGACATATTATAAGTTTATGGAATCCGGCTCAGATAGATCAAATGCGTTTACCTCCTTGTTATTTGTATTTTCAATTCTTTGTTGAGCACGACAAACTCAATATGTTTGTTGTACAAAGATCGGGCGATTTGTTTTTAGGAATTCCATATGATATGGCATTGTTTACTAAAATACTTTTATATGTTTCTGAAAAAGTTGGATTAAAAGCAAATTGGCTAGAAGTACAGATTGTTGATGCTCATATTTACAACAATCAATATGATGCTATACATGAATATCTTATGCAAGATACATTTGATCTCCCGGAGTATATTCATGAAAACGGAGCATTAACCTTAATAAATTATAAACACGGTCCAGTAATTACAGCAAAAGTGGCCATTTAATCTAAATTATGTATTATATCTATCACATTTTTGGTAAAAAGATTGGAGTTACACGTAATCTTAATAATAGAGTTACAGTTGAACAAGGATACCATCCGACAGAATATGAAGTTCTAGAAACCAGTGAGGACATAGATTATGTGTCTGCCCGGGAGCTAGAGCTTCAATCTATCTATGGCTACAAAATAGATCGTCAATCTTATAAGAATTTAATTAATAAAAATAAAAAGAAAAAACCTATGGTATTAAATGTAACAGAACAAACCACTACTTTTCCATGCCCGTTAAATAAACTTAAAGGCAATTTAATGGATAACAAAGGAATGAAAATAGAAACCGGATTTGGTGTTTATTATTTAAATGATGAATTAATTGATTGGATAATTAAAAATGCCAATACCTCAATGTTTAATCCAGCAAGATCCTACGTATATAACAAAGCGATGCATGAGGCAGTTAAAGTTGTTACAGAGCCTGTAACTAATGAAAGCACTAATGTATACGATCTTATTAGACAATGGGCTGATGAACGTGGAATATATAGGACAGGCGATTCTAAAACTCAGTTTGTAAAACTCCAGGAAGAAACTGGTGAATTAGCAAGAGCAATATTAAAAAACAATCAAGAGGAATTAATTGATGCAATTGGCGATGCAGTTGTTGTATTAACTAATCTGGCTGCATTAGAAGGATTAAAAATTGAAGATTGTGTTGTAGCAGCCTATGACGTAATTAAATCAAGACAAGGATCAATGATCAATGGTACATTCGTAAAACAAACATTATAATATGACAGAACAAACAATTAAATTTAGAGATCCAGTTGTGCAATGCGTAGTAAACAAATTTGTAGATCGATCTGATGTAGGCTTTGCTAAATACAAAACAACAATGCGTGACGACCAATCCGATGTATTTGTTTGGCTGAATCATTTACAGGAAGAGTTAATGGATGCAACTTTGTATTTGCAACGTTTAAAAGAAGAAATATCAACTCTTCGCGAAGAAAAAGCTTTGCTTAATGCTACTAATGATATTGATGTAATAGATGCTTTTGTATTTGAAGCTGATAAAAAAAAACTATCAAAAGATATTACACGGCAAAAGAAGCGGAAGAATGGTCATGGGCGTAATTGGACAATTGATGAAGATGTAGATGTTCAACATGAACGCTTTAAACATTTTGCAAGCGACAAAAACCCATTTGAAGGCTTTCATACAACATTCAGTAAATGAAAAGAAGATCAACAAAAAAAGGGCCAGTTACAGCAAAGGTTGTATCATATGAAGGTATTACCTTTGCTTCAGGACTGGAGAAATACATGTACAAAGCCTTAAAGGAAGCTGGTATATCATGCGAATATGAGAAGTATACCTTTGAATTATTACCTGCATTTGTATTTGAGAATGATTGTATAGAAAGACAATCAAATAGTAAAGGAGATTATATAAATCGTGGTAATAAAAAAGTTTTAAACTTGAAGTATACTCCAGATTTTGTTGGTAATAACTTTATAATTGAAACAAAAGGTAGAGCTAATGATTCATTTCCATTAAGATGGAAGATGTTTAAGAAGTGGATGGTTGACAACGGTGACAATAGAACACTATATAAACCCCAAAATCAAAAAGAGTGTGACAAAACTATAGAATTAATTTTAAAACAAAACGCAAATGAGTAAACAAGAAAGGTATTGGACAATTACAATTGGGTTATATCCCGGAATATTATTTGGTTATAGGGCATACCAAGAAAAGGATTTTACAACATATGTTATTTATTTACCATTTGTTGACTTTGCATTAGAAATAGAACATTAATAATTTAAAAACAAATAATGAGTTTAAGTTTAGACAAACAAATATTAAGTGACATAACAGTATATACAAAGTATGCAAAGTACATACCTAATAAAGAAAGGCGTGAGACTTGGGAAGAATTAGTAACTAGAAACATGGAGATGCATACGGCCAAGTTTCCAAAAATGAAAGAATCAATTGAACAAATTTACCAAAACTTTGTTTTTAATAAAAAGGTTTTACCTTCGATGCGAAGCTTACAGTTTGGTGGTAAAGCTATTGAGCTTAATAACGCTCGCATTTATAACTGTGCTTTTCTACCTGTTGATAGTATCCACAGTTTTTCTGAGACTATGTTTCTATTGCTTGGAGGTACTGGAGTTGGCTATTCGGTCCAACAACATCAAATTGAAAAACTACCTGAGATTAGAAAACCTAATTATGATCGTAAGAAAAGGTATGTCGTGCAAGACAGTATTATCGGATGGGCAGACGCAATCAAAACCTTATTTAAATCGTACACGGGAGAGTTAACTTCGCATGTTCAATTTGATTTATCTGATATTAGACAGAAGGGAGCATTGCTTGTAACGGCTGGAGGTAAAGCACCAGGGCCAGAACCATTAAGATTAGCATTAGTAAAAATAGAAGCTATATTACGTGAAAAAGAAGATAGGTCAAAACTTACAGATATTGAATGCCATGATATTCAATGCCATATTGCGGATGCGGTATTGGCTGGAGGTATTAGGCGTGCTGCCATGATCAGTTTATTTGATCTTGATTCTGAAGCAATGTTAAATTGTAAAGCTGGTAACTGGTGGGAAAACAATCCGCAAAGAGGTAGAGCTAATAATTCTGTTGTTTTATTACGCCATAAGATTGATAAGAAAACTTTTGATAAAGTATGGGAACGTATTGAAGCATCAGGATCTGGTGAACCTGGAATTTATTTAACTAATGACAAAGATTGGGGAACTAATCCATGTTGTGAGATTGCATTGAGACCATATCAGTTTTGTAATTTAACTGAGATTAATATGGCCAATATTGAAAGTCAAGAAGATTTTAATGCAAGAGCATCAGCTGCATCATTCTTAGGCACATTACAAGCGTCATATTCAGACTTCCATTATCTACGTGATATATGGAGAAAGAATACAGAAAAAGATGCATTACTTGGGGTATCAATGACAGGTATTGCATCTAAGTCTAATTTAGAATTAAACTATGAAGAAGCAGCGCAAGTCGTTAAAGACACAAACAATGTTATCTCAGCAGCGCTTAATATTAACAGAGCGGCCAGGACTACGGCTGTTAAACCAGCTGGGACAACTTCTTTGGTACTTGGTACTAGTAGCGGGATTCACGCTTGGCATAATGATTATTATATTCGCCGTATGC